AGTGTAAAACTTTCTGTTAAATCACGCACAGAATACATATTTCCAAAATTCTGCACATCTTCAGCCAGACGACGATACTCTTTACTGCTTAGTGGCCCAAACTGTTTAGTAAAGCCACCAGTGATAACATCACCCATGTCACTGTAGATATGTCCTAGATCACCATTGGCAATATCTGTGTCTTTTAATTGTTCCAACAGGGCTAATGTACGATAACTGGTTTCACAAAACACATTGGCCACTTGCATGATCTGCACCAGGCCAGGTTGTCCTCTAGTTAAGAATTCTTCTACGTGTTTTAGTAATCCGTTAATTATATCAGTGCTAGGAAAAGCAATATAGTCAGGTACGGTTTTTTCTTGACTGATACTACATATTCCAGTGATAAACGGCGGCAATCTGCGTATAGATTCGCGTACTGCCGGACCGCAAGAATCTAAACAGCTTTTAGCAAGCCCACTGAGACTGCCGCTATTGTACCGTTCAACGGCTGCAATTAAAGCAGGTGAAATAGCAAATGCATCTAGATTGGAATTTACATTAAGAAAACCATTGGTACTAGTTGGGCGTTTTGTGATCCCAGCCAGTACCAATGTTTGTGTGGGAGTAAGTTTCATCCGATTTTAACCTTAGGATCACCAGACACTATAATAGTTTTATCACCAACTTGATCATCTTGTCTAGCAGCCGGTTTACGGTCTATAAAAACCTTGTCACTGGCTTTGCTTACTGGCACACCTTCATCATCACAGTCGCCAAGGCGCACTAATGGTTTTTTATTAACCTTTACACGATCACTGCCTTCTACTAGTGTGTTTTTTCCGGCGCGATCTTCGGTGGCTCTGGCAGCTGGTTTAGATGTCATTCGGGTTGAGCTGTGGTAATAGTAATATAGTGATCACGCATGCGTTCATGTGTATGGCAAGCAGTGATAATATGATTTTCTTTGTAGCTCAAATTTTCTACATCAGGATCAAGGCCAAACATGGCCTGTATTAATCCGATACCATCTGAGCTGGTTACCACAATACAGGGTTTACGTAACTCATAGAGATTATTGCTATGATCAACTAGTTCTCCTACAATTTCATCGCCGGAGACTAGTTTAAGATTAATAATTTCTCCTACTTGAATTTTTGAGCGTTCAATTAACATTGGTGCGTTCCTTTAGTTGTTGAAAATCATTTTCAGTTAAACGACTTAATCCTGTGTAGCCGTTTTCTACATATAGTTCGTCATTGAGATATATTTGTGGAACTGTTCTATGTCCACGTTCTATAATAAACTCTCGAGCTGATGTATCAAGATCTACTCGGACTTCTTCAAACTCAATGCCTTTGAGTTTTAATAAATTTTTAGCTCGATCGCAAAATGGACACTGTGCTTTACTGTAGACTTTTAGCATTAGGCACGCTCCACTTCTACAATAACACCGGGGCCGGCTAATTCTTCTACCACGCTGGCAATGGCATTTTCAATTTCTTGATTTACTACCACTGCGGGTAGTTCATCGTTTCTAATCATTTTGCAGACTTTGACTACAATTAGTTCTTCGTATATTTTAGGCATAGTTGATCCTTAGAGTATTTCGACTATCACTGTGACTTGACCAGTGGGATAGGTGTATGAATAATTTGCTGTAATATAATTAGTTATCCCAACCTGCAGCGCGATTTGAAGATTACTGGTTACCAATTGGTAACCAGTAATGTTAGCACCATCTTTGGCTAACCTACTTACTCTAACTAACAGATTGGCTGTTAAAGTTACATCAGCCATTGATCAGGTTAAGGTGTAGGTACTGGAGTAGGCACCGGAACCGGAGTAGGTGTAGGTGTTGGGGTCGGTGGTACCGGAGTAGGTGTAGGTGTTGGGGTCGGTGTTGGAGTAGGCGTTGGTACCGGAGTAGGTGTTGGGATGGGAATCTGTAATCCACTATTGGTTAGATCGTCAACCTCAACTACTACACCCTCAATACCCGCAAACTGTGACGCAACATACGATTCAATATCACTGCGTAAGGTTTCGGTAACAAATGTGGTATTGCTGACGTTTTCGATATCTCTAATCAAATAACTGATTCTTACCAGCAATTTCTCCTCATCAATTTTTGCCATGATTTCTCCTTAAATATCGGGCAATTCAGCATGGTTTACAGTCTCTGACATCACACCGATAACGTAGTTGGTACTTTCAGACTCCTGTAAGGCCGTTTGTTTTTTATTTATGTTAACATGTTTGTTGAACCAAGGGATCGGTGTAGTCTTAGGATGTTCTTCTTGGTATTTGATACCAATATCACGTAATCTCGTAAAGGCTGTGTAATCTACAAAGTCACATAAAATCTGGCTGTTTAGGCCAATAACTACGCCTTTTTTGAACAAATAGTTGGCCCAGGCCTTTTCTTCTCGTATAACATCCATGTACATAGCATAGACTTCTGCACGACAATCTTGGGCAGCTTGAGCAAAACGTGCATCATCCTTTTGTACTTGATTAATCAAGTATGCAGTCCAATCAGCATGTAGGATTTCATCCTGCAAGATAAGAGCAATGATATTCCCATTGCCAATGAAAATACGATTTTCTACCATGGCCAAACTAGTGGCAAAACTTACCATAAAGCGTAGTGCTTCTAGCGCATAACTGGCATTCAGTGCCATCCATATTGCCCGAATATGATCTCGTTCACTGACCAGCATTGCTCCTATTTCTTTTTGGCTGTTGAGTTTATGTAACTCATCATAGTATCTACCTACATTTGCAGCCATATCCACTATTTCTTGGGTTTCATGAATTTTGTTAAATTCTTCTTTAGGCACACCATATATGTTTCTAATAATATGGCTATAGCTTTTGCTGTGGATGTTGGTTTCGAAAAAACTCCAATTATTAACTAGGGCTTCTACTTCAGGTACCGAAATCACAGGACTAAAAATTTGGCTAGGAGCTCGACCCTGTATACTGTCTAAGGCAGTTTGCCTAAGCAAGTTACTGGTAAAAATATGTCGGACTGCTTCACTGGCTTCTTTGAAATCAATCTTGTCTTTAGTTAGTGTGATTTCTTCTGGTACCCAGAAAAAGCCACGAGCAGTTTCTTCGAATTTAGCAATCTTAGGATATCGAACTTCTTCAAAGCGTTGTACTGTAACTGGACCTTCTGGGTCCAGAAACATGTTACGTTGCAGATAGTTTGTGGGTTTTTTTAGATTATATTGGGCGATACTCATAGTACACAACTTTCACAATTTTCTTGGTCTTCTAATTCAACGAGATTGGTTATGGCGGGTTCAGTAATGGTATTAGCTGTATTACCCAGTAATCCTTTTGCACCAACTTTGTTAATTAGGCTATAATAGATAGTTTTTAGTCCCCAATGGTGTGCTCGCATTAGGTTACCAGCAATTACTGTGCCTGGCACTTTGTTATCGGCATAGTAAGCAGGGTTATAAAATGTATTAGTGCTAAGGCTTTGGTCGATATAGGCCGCTAGCACTGCCGCAGTTTTTAGATAATCGGCACAATCACGCTGATCCCACATTAGTTGATAACGCGACTTGAGGCGGCGATATTCGGGCACAACCTGAACAAAACTACCCGCTTTAGATTCTTTAACAGAGATTAGCTCCATAGGCATTTCGATACCATTGGTTGAATTCAATACCACAGAGCTAGACTCCACAGGCGCTACTGCCATTAGGGTAGCATTACGAATACCATGCTGCTTTAACTTAGCACGTAAGGGTTCCCAGTCAAGACTTGGAGTAAAATCCGTTAGTTCATTAACCCCTTTGGCGCGACGCTCCCAAGGGAATATGCCCCTACCGTAATAGGTCTGCGCCGACTTACTGCAAGCACCGCGCTGCTCAGCCAATTCTACACTCATTTCGGTTAGGTAATAGGCCTGATGTTCCATCCAACGCTTGACTTCCGCCAAGGCAATTGGTTCGCCGTACTTGAGTCCCTTACGGGCGTGCCAATAAGCAAGGTTAGTGATGCCAACCCCTAGTGGTTCAAAGTCCTTGTTAGCTAGTTCACTTTGTATACTAAGGAAGTCTTGATAGTTTAGCAAGTTGCTGAGGCTGCGTACTAACACGCGACACGCTCGACGCATGTCTTGTGGATTACGGAAACTGCCCCAGTTTATGCTGCCAAGAGTACAAAGAGCGATTCTTCCCTCAGAGTCTTCAATCCTCTGGAAAGGTCTCGTGGGTAATAATATCTCTTGGCAAAGATTTGATTGATATACTGGATCAAGCTCTGTGTCAAACGAGCCTTGACGCTGAACGTTGTCAATGAATACAAAGTAGATGCGACCAGTGTCAGTGCGTTCCTTAAGAATGCCATTCTTAAAGATCTCGTCCGCTGGTAATACCTTCTTCTTTTTTGTCGCATCGTGCTCATATTTTGTATATAGCTTTTCAAATTCTTCTGTGTTGCGATAGAAGGCTTCATACAAGTCTGGCACTTCATGTGGATCAAATAATGTAATATTTTCTTTATTCTTGAATCTACGCCAAAACATAGCATTGACCACTACTGAGTAATCCATCTGCCTAACACGAGTTTCTTCTGTACCTTGATTGTTCTTTAGTACAATAAGGTCTTCAAACTGTGCGTGCCAGATAGGAAATGTCACAGTACATGACGCATTACGAATACCACCTTGGCTACAACTACGCAAGTCACTAAACCATTTCTTCATAAATGGTACTAGACCCGTGTGTTTGATCTCGCCATTGCGAATCGGAGCACCCAAGGGTCGAATCCTGCCAATTTCCAAGCCAATGCCAGCCCGTTTACTGGCATACTTGGCCATCATTTCTCCGGCTGCGAAAATGCTGTCAAGTGTATCATCACTACTAATAAGAACACAGCTACTAAACTGCTTGGTTGTAGTACCAAGACCGGCAAGCACAGGAGTAGCAAGAGTAAAATGGCCATCGCTTGCACAATCATAATAATCCTTGACATATTTTAATCTCTTTTCACTTGGTTCAGCATGAAAAGCTGTGGCCGCTGCGATGGCATAACGAACCTGAGGTGTTTCAAATACTTGCCCTGTAGCACGATTTTGTACTAGGTATTTCTCGCACAGTTGAGCAATAGCTGCATAGGTATATGCTTCGTCTTTATGGTGATCTATAAACAGATCTATAATATTCCATTCATCTTGGGTATACCACTCTAGCAATTCCGGGGTATACATTCCGGCATCTACGTTCCGCTTTACTATGGTGTAAAGACGGGGTGGGTCGTATTCGCCGTAGACTTCTTTTCTCAACATACTCAGGCGTTGACGACCTGCTACATATTGATAATTAACATTATTGATTTCGGGGTTTTCAGTTTCATCTATTAGACCAACCATGGCCTGTAACAACAATCCATCAATGGTACGAGTAGTCATACCATCATGAAATTCTAATTGTGCTTTGATTTCGATCATGCTAGGACTAACTCCGTCGATGCCCCTGCATGCGTTTAGTACTTGTCTTTGTATTTTCGAAATGTCCAGTGGAACACGTTGCCCACTGCGTTTAATAACATTAATCTGCGACATTATTTTGATTCCTTATTATTCTAGTATAGGTCAAGATTCAAATCATTAACTGTGTATCTATACCTTAGTTCGTAATTCTCATCTACTGAAGTCTTATTTACTACAGAGTCAAAAACCAAATTAAGTATATATTTTCCATCATTGACCCAAACCGTATTCACTATGTCTCTGGTGCCGGTATGCCGGTATATGCGTAATTCTAAATTTGTAATGGTGCTGTAATGAGCACAAAGATATAGAGTATAAAACATTCCTAGACTTTTTGCAAGATCACAATACATGTTTTCATGCACTAAAGTCCATGGATCTGGCCAATCTTCAACTAAATCAGCACAAAGGTAATGTGTGACATATGGAGCATAACTCCATAGCCTTGAGGTGTCTTTTACAGCTAATTCTAATTCTTTTTGACCAATTTCTTCGCGAAATCGGCGCCACTCACGCAGCCTTTCTTCGGGCCTTAGGTTCCACATAGCGCAGTGGTCTAATTAAAATGACAAACTAGCAACTGGATTTATCACAGTGGAGTCAACCAGTTGTTTATAATCTTGTGATTTAACATCAAAGGTTAGTACTGTTGGACCTAACACGGGCAACAGAGTTTGAACTACCAGATAGGGTTTTTTCATATATCCCTCTATTTGTCGATATTCCATATTAATTCGAATTCCTGCATCAAAAACTTGTGTATAGCTGTCCCTGAAGCAAACCACTTCATTGATAGGATCCACTGCGTATACCAAAGTTCCACTTCTATATCGTTGATCACGTTCTAGGTTATAATGAATAACACCACTAAGAAACCTAGCATGTATGGGTATATAATTTACACTGCTAACAGGCAACAAATAACTTTTTCCAATGGTTTGGTATCGTGATCCCAAACGCAATCCTACTTGTGCGTCTATGCTGACAATTTCAGGCGCTGCATGTTCCACCGTGGGAAAAGTAAATTCTGTGTCGCTGGGTCTTAAAAATACATCGCCCAGGCTATGGCTATTATTTCCACTGAATTTTAATACTGATGTCACAGGTGTCACAGAATTCAAAGATGCGATGTTAGCTATGTTACTAAGGTAATTAGTGCCTACATTAAAATAACTGTTGGTGCTGCTGATCACATCGGTTACACCACTGCCGGTGATTAATGCATGTTCTTTGATATTGTTAAACACATTACTGATTAACTTTACTGCCATTGGAGCATGCGTCCTAACTGTGTTGACTGCGACTCCACGTAAAAGATCTGTAAACACGCAGCGATTAAACACTACTACACTGGTACCAACTGTATCGGTAACATTGGCTGCTGTGCTCATATTAACAAAATCACATTCTGTGAAATAGACATTGTTAGTAGCAAGATGCGTACTTTTGATTTCTACGCAGCTAGCAGCATTGTCTACGGTAGGTCGTTGTTCGTAACCTAAGAATTTACATCTATTAAATAGAACATTTTTGGTATTATCAACGAGGCCAATTTTTCGACCTTGAGCCAATGGCATTTCCCAAGTAATATTATGTAACTCAATGGGACCTGGTTGTGCTCCATTGGCAGCCACCGAGCTGCCAAAGTCTCCCAAGCTGTTAGTGCATCTAAATACATAACTGGCTGCTGTACTAGCTTGTCTTATAATAACACTGTCTTTGCCTGCACCACGTAATACACAGTAGGGAGGTAGATAAATTTCTCCGTAGACTACATAAGTGCCAGGATGAAAGTTAATTACACGACGAGAGGGCACTGGTACAGTAGCAGTGCGTTGTCCATAAATTTGATCTATAGCACGTTGTATAGCATTGTAATCATCGGTAACACCATCCCCAACTGCACCAAAATCCTGTACATTAACCACATCGTCGAGTTTGTTCTGTAGCGTTCGTACACTAGGATCTCCATAGCTGGTTCCAGTTTGTGTTTCATAACCACCCAATAGGCCTTTGAATCTGTAACTAAACTCTAACAGCCCTGCTAGGTTATTACCTGAACCAGGTGTGCTGCCTGTGTAAAATTCTAACAATGACTTTTGAGTCATTATTTCGGTGTTTCCTTCGTAAGGAGCACCTTCAGCAATGGTACCATTGCCAATGAATAATCTTAACTGATCTTGTGCCCAGCCAAATTCACCGCCGGCTAATTGTCCTAGGTCTTGTAATAACCCAGTGCGTACTCGAATTTGACTGATCTGTTGAACTGCCATCTAGTTGTCCTGTATTGAATATTTACCGAATACGGTAATACTCACCAACACGATCACACCAACGATTAGTCCACATATCAAAATCTTCAGGCTCCAGCACAAACTCTTGATACTCAGGTTCAGCACCTTCTTCTGGGCGCACACACATCATTACTACACCTTTACGAATATTGGTGCCATAAACTTCATTGTGTGCTAGTGCATAAGCAGTAAGTTGTAGGAAATAGTCATCAATCCACTCACGACGTTTAGGCTTGTTGCTTTGCTTAAAGTCTAGTATGGCTTCTGCGCCATTGTGTACTCCTACACAGTCTGTGGTGCCAGCATATAGTTCAGGAAAGTATAACCCAACTTCATTGCCCCAGACTTCGTCGACGTTTTTGAAACCTTGTTCAATGATAGTTTGTGCCATACGAAAACTACGTTGGCTTTCTGGATGAGTACCCGGAGTACCTGCATTACCGGTTTGTACATAGTTTTCTAACCATTTGTGCATGCGAGTACCTCTACTTGCAGCTTCTGTGGTTATAGCTTGCGCTCGTTGTTCACCTACTCGTTTTCGCCATTCTTGTAGTGCTTGTTTAGCTTCTTCGGGTTTGGTACGATCAAGTATGGTAGTCACTGATGGAACACGATGACCCAATGGAGTCACATAATAACGTGCCCCATTTAGGTTTTCTCTATTGATTTGTTTATAGTTGTATTTTTGTATAAGCATACTAGGATAATAACAGAATAATCCTAGAAACTCAAATGATTAAGTGCGTTTTGTTGCTGCTCGTTTTGCCATTGATTTCACAGTGGCTTGAGGATTATGAGCGCCACCGGGTTGATCCATAACATCGTCGTTGGGTAGTGCATCATCCATATTATCAACTAACCCTTTGAGATATACATACTTGACACCGCTGTCATCGTCGCTGATATTTCGAATCATATTCTTTACCGCAGAATTGTCTTTGACTAAATCTGCTAAGATATCCACATTGAACATTTCGCTGCCAGGCTTTTTCCTAACCAAATTTACTAGACTATCCACACGAATCTGATCAGTGCGCTCACGCAGTGTTTCTAATACACTGACCAAATTGGTAGCCGAGGGAGAAAATTCTCCCTCAAATGTAAACTCTCTGGCTCGCATTAACGCTTTTCTCTGCCTACTGGAGCTTCACCGCCTGCGGCTGCATCTGTGCCGGCAAACGAATCAATGTCAGCATCTAGATCACTGCCCATGTCGCCCATGCCACCAGCATCAAGGCCACCTGGCGTAGGAGCACCTAATGTATCGCTGCCCATACCACCTGCCATGCCCATACCACCTAATCCACCACCGGCCATATCTTCTCCGGCTAGTTGGCGAGCTGATGTGTCGGCAGTTTCGCGTGCTGTGGCTAATTCTTGACTGATGTTAGTTAGCAATTGCCCCATGGCATTCTTGAAACTGTCAGCTTCAGCCATGCCAATTTGGTCACGAATGGTGTCGATTAGTGCAGGTAGCTGTTCTACTTGCATCTTACTGACTTTTTCAACCATGTCTTGTATACTGTCTACCATGTCTTTGGCAGCTAGGATAGCTTCACTCTTGCCCATTTCGCTTTCCATCAACTGCTGGTTTTCATTCATCCAACGGCCTAGGCTTTCGCGAACCATTAGCAATTCCATGTATCTTGGATTGCGCTCGGCTTTGTGTATGCCAAAACTATGGCGGATACGTGCTATGTTTTCATTCACTAAGGAATGTAAATGCTGTGCTTTGGCATAGGTTAAACGATTATAATCTAATGCAAACCCGAAACGGCTTTCCATTAAATTATTCATTCTACGACTGCTTGCTACAGGATTTAGTTCAGAGATATTCATAATAGGTAATTCCTAAAAGTTAATGTATTTAGCCATTTTCAGACTTTTTTCCAATAAGAATTGGTTGTACTGTAATCGGGTCATGCTTTCCTGGTGACGATTAGTATAAAGATCATAAGCTGCAAAATTTTTCTTACGTGCTGATTGTGTCATCCTAGTACGAAATCGTTCTACCTCAATTGTAAGTCTATTTATGTTTGTATCGTATTCGAGAATTCTTGCTGCTAGATCATGTTGATTAATCTGCTGCAAAATTACATAAAACATAGCAGTGCGCTTAGTTGAAAAACACTGCTCGGTGTCATTGTATCTATAGACCGCATGCCATTGCCCATTCATGGGTTTTATAGCGTAATTGCCTATGATAAAGCCTTGTCCTACTGGAATAATCAGTGGGTGGTTATTTGAATTGGGGTTGCTAAGTATGGATTTTAGTTCTTGACGAGTCCAACTACGAACTTCGTTGACTGCAATTTTTACTGCTCGCTCAATCGCCGATTTGTTTGCGATATTGGATCTGTCCATTTTGATTTTTTCTAACAAGTACACCTTTGTTAACTAGTTGATTGGCAATCACTTGCTCTCTTTCGGTTAGAGATTGTTTATTGATTTCTGTGTCGGAACTGTCAAATTTATTCAACACATCCGACTCTTCATTAGTAATGGGCAGTTGTATACCACCCATGAATTCGACTACTCGCATGCTTATCCTATTTTATTTAAGGCCACTAATAACGTAATAATGGCACCTATTAGGCTAAGAATAATACCAGTGCCAATGGTAATTAGTTGTCTGTTATGTTTGTCATTGGCTTCCGATAATGAATTTTTGATTTCTGATATCATACCTTCCATGACACTTACCTTAGAATCTACACTGTCCAACTTCATGTTCAGCTGTTTATAACGCTCGGCGCATAATTCCACATGGGCCTCCAAATTCTCTTTTTCAATATCACTTGCGGACATTTTATTTAGGTTCCTAGCAAAAAAGAATACTACTAAAAAGTAGTATATTAAGAGTATTTAACCCAACTAGTCCAGAATCTTAAAGTAGGTGTTTTTCAAAATACCTTCTGTGTAAAATACTGGGTCTGGTAAATCCGCAGTTTCGTCTAAATGTTTAATTACAGGCACATTATTCACATCATAGTGCAAGCGTTCTAACTCATTGTTTTCAAATTTGAACACAGATATATCACTGATTTCAAAGATAAATTTCCAACATCTATGCGAATCACGATAATAAGTGCCAAAATTATGATGCTCCATGGCTACCATCTTAGGGCTAGCAGGCACCGCTGCTATTTTTGCATGCGTCCTTAAATTAATAATTTGATGTATGGTTTCCCAGTTTCTTTGCTGGTTCCTGGGTTTACGCATATCATCTTGGTTACTTATAACCCCAGTGGCAGTGATATCTACTAGAGTATAAACAGCAATTGATTTCATAAAAATATTTATTGACTGGTTTTGGAGCCAATAAAAAAGCCTGCCGAAGCAGGCTTGTGTGTAGCGTGATTAATTAAGCTACTGTGATGCTGGTACCTAGTGCAACTGTGGTGTTAGCATCTAGGAATTGATGTAAACGACGCTGAATAACAGCAGCGTCAACATTGTGACCATGCATAACAACGTGGATTTGACCACTGGTGTTGCTTGGGCTCATGTACATTAGAGGATTTAATTCGCTAACCACACGCTCAACAATTTGACCTGCTTCGTTAGCAGCATCGCCGTCTTCGTTTTGTAGGTTAACGGCTGTGTTGGTAGCATCTTTTACAGTGATCAAAAATGCTTTATAATCAGCTGTACTAAACAATGTACCAGTGTTGAAATTGCCTAAATAACCATTAATTCTTGTAAATGTTGCCATTTTATTTTTCCTTTATTATGTTACGCTTTCGCGTATGTAATTATTTATCACAGTCTTTATTTTTTCGCATTGAAGCCGGCAAAATGCGCCGCAGTGAATCCACCACGTTGTACTAATTTTACTAATCCATGTTTACTGGGAAATACAAAACCTTCACCTTGGGGTTGGCCGTTTACAAACTGTTGAAACCCTTGTACTTGTTTTTCTAACTGTTGGGCAATATTTTCTTTGAAGTTGCTGATAGCGTTCCAGGTCTTAAACAAGGCTGTTAGTGCTGCTCTATTTTGTATAAGATAACCATTGTTGTCATCGCCTATTAGTGCTTGAAATTGCTTGGCACTAACATTTGTACGTAGCCATTCACTAAGCGGCAAATTGGTTTTACCGATTTTGGTATGAACCAAGTATTTGCTTAGTGCATCCTGTGCGGTCTTGGTCATGCCATGCAAAAATACATCTATGGCATTGCCATACTGACTAACTGCGCCTGCTGCTTGTTGTGCTAGATTACCTACTGCACGTACTCGGAATTTTACACCAGCACTGGGAGGAATAATAGCCACTTGGTTGTTGCTGCTTAATCCTTGACCATTCCATGGTGATTGGTTAAATTCGTGTACCACTATCAGTGCCCGGCGCCCAGAGATTAATTGTCCTAGTTCGCTGTCTACAGGGACATGATATTCTACTGTGACAGGTTTGAAAACAAATTGTCCTTGTACAGGTTTCAACGGTCCTACAAACATTAAGTCGCCTTTGAATACACCGGCTGTGTCGCCTACTGCGGCTTCTAATCCGGGCCATATCAGATTAATCTTAGCATAAAGGTCGGCTCGATTAGATCCGCGACTTTGGTCATACTGTATCCATTCGTTTGGACTATGCGGAAATACTCCTTTGGCAGGCATGTACTTGTCTGCAATAAAAAATTGCCCAGTTGCATCACGTCCAAAATATAAAGCAATCATACCATCCCATTTAATACTGATACTTTGTGGATTAGTTGCTATACTTTGCAAGGCCTGTACTGATTGTGCTGCGGCTGCACTGCCGGCAAATATACTGTCCTCAGGGTGAGGAATGCGAGGACCTTCAGCTTCAATAAGATAATCTGTTAAGGGCTTCATTGTATACGATCCGTTAGATTTCTAAACCAAGCGGCTGTACCAGCTTGAGCAGTTTCCGGCAATCTAAATAATCCACGAGCAGCATCCTGTCTAGCCTGTGCTAGTTTGCCGTCGCGGTCTGGGTCTGTGGCCAATGCTGCCATAATGCTTTTAACACTGTTAAGGTCGCTTTCTTTAGCTTTGGGATTAAGCAAAATCTTCGCTACTTCTTTTCTAGTTCTTCCCACTACCTGATCGGTATCTCTAGTAACCAGTCGTCCTCCAAAAGCATCAAATTTCAAATTCTTAAATTTGGCCAAGCTGCTCATTAGCATAAAAACTTCTCTGCCCTTGAACTCGGGCTCATCATACATACCACGCGGGCCATGCTGATGCCATGGTGCTACTACTGAAGCATCTTGTATGACCATTACATCAACTTGAGCCATGCCACGGCCGCCGGCAGCTGGTTTATAAGGAATTCCGATATGTACATTACGTCCACTGACCACGCTGGTGATACCCTGTTGTTCAAAATGCTGCTTGAGTAATTGTTTAGCTTCTTTTACAGGATCTTTGCTGTCTTGAGTTTTGAAAAACTCAACACAATCACTGGCTTCTACCATGATATCAATGTCGCCGCTTTCCACTTTGAACCCAGCACTGCCTATGTCTACCTGTAGTCCACGAGCGATAGGTTTTGGCAACAGACCTTTGGCAACTGCTACTACTCCACGCACATCATCTCGTGCCACTGGATTAGAGTTGGGTATGGCGTTACCGCCTTCATATATTTTAAGCAAGTTACTCATCGCGCAATTTCCTAATGCCACGAGCAAATTTTGCTGAATCACCACTGCGTATGCTGTTGAGTAATCTACGTTCTAGTTCAGCAGCTACCTCAGGTTGGTAATTTTCTTTAATGAACTGTAGAAGATTAATTGCACCTTGTATGACATTAGCGGCTCGAGTTTCCACAAAATTTTCTTTGTCTTTTCTCAGTCGCAAACTATCTAACTCAGCTAATATACTTCTAGTATGTTTTTGCAAAACCTACTCCTAATGCAATATTTAGCCGTGAATTGTTAAACTTCTTTACGTTTGAGTCCAGCCAACATTTGCTTGAGATCTCGACTTTGAGCAGTAACCTGTACAGGAGCACTAGGTTCAGATTCAGAACTCACCGAACTGCGTGTTTTAATTTGATCCATGATACTACTAGTACTGCGTTTAGCAGTATCATCTGGAATTCCTGGGTCGCTGATACGCATGGTTTCCATGTTATAGTCCAAGTCCACTTTCATACCGACCCCAGTACTGGATCGTGACTTCATACACTGTATTTGATACTTGCCACGTTCACGCATGTTGCGACTGGTGAAGATACCAAACACATTATCTGCGGTATTGATCTTACTAATACCACCCGAGATATGACTATGGTCGAACTCAACTTCTTCCACTGCTGAACGATTCAGCTGCGACGCTGTGATCATAAGCACTGCTAATTCTTTACTTAAATTACGCAGTTCTTCTGATACATACTTGTCTTTAACAAACAAGTCATTGGGACTTACCTTGGCTGACACTGGCATTAATAAATCTAAATAATCAATCATAACAAAATCTACGCGATGTCCTGTCTGTATCTGATACTCTTTTAAGAAACTGCGTATGTCATTGATAGTACTTTGTGCCGGCAAATACTTGATACGATAACTACCTGCACGTTTACTGGCTACACGTATTTTTAGTGCAGTATCATCAATACTGCGCCTAATTTCTTTGGTACTAATATCATTCAACATAGCATCAGTTCTTAAACTACAGAGTTCTTCACTGAGTTCTAGTGTAACATACACACCATGTAAGCCTTGTTGTAGCCAGTTTAAGGCTATGTTCATCATAACCAAGCTCTTACCAGATCCAGATCCACCTGCAAAGATATTAAGTTCGCCACGACTGAATCCACCGTACATGATCTTATCCATTTGTGGCCAACCTGTGCTGACTTGTCCACCCGAATTAAAATAACGATTGATTCGAGCTGCTGGATCGGCCCAGTAATCTGTGCCTAGGTCTTTGGTCAAGCTAATCTGTACAGCATCCTTGATTAGCTTTTCAACAGGATTATAATCCCCTTTTTCTAGTAAATCTGCACTTTTAAGAATAGCACGTTCTAGTTCTTGCCTACGAGTAAAACTTTCAAACTCCTCTAAAAACCAAACCTGATGTTCTGCACTTAGTTCTGTATGACGCAGCTCAATACCAGTTACCGCTGTGATTTGTTCTAGTGTAGGTAACACACTGTATTTGGCAGAATGTTGACTGATAAACTTGGCTGCTTCTCTCAGGCTGCGATCAAAGTTTTCGGGGTTGTAGATGTTTTGAACTCGCACAAAACACTGAGCATCACTTAGCATGATCTCCAAAAATAATTTCTGGAGTTCCACAGGATAATTTTTTTCCATATCAGTTATATAGTCGCTTGCGTTTTAGCTCGATTTTAAGACGACCTTTTTCTTTGCCCATTAAAATAGTTTTTATTACAAATAATTTACCATAACGTACCACTGCTTCATTGATGTCTTTACAAGTTTCATGCCAAACCGGAAAGCTCACTGACCAACCATATTCAATGGCATTAGTGATTAATCGATCACCGGCACGATCGCTGTCAGGTACCAAAATTACTTCACGTCCTAAACTGTCAATAAAATCAGCTTGAACTTCATTACACTCATTGCTAAGTACTGCTACTCCATCTACACTGATAGCATCAAAAGGTCCTTCACTGACAATAACGAATTGTGCTTGCGGCAGTTGACGATCCAAATTAAACACATAGTTGGGTTCATACTGACTGTAGTACTTGGGTTTTACTGTAGGATCCCAAGATCTACTGGTGTACCCAATTAATTTATTTTTCCAAGTAAATGGAATAATTACTCGACGATTAAGATTATGATCAGTTTTGGCACTGACTAACAAAGGATAACGATCCAAATCAATAGCTCTTTGTTGACAATATCGTAATGCCGTAGCATCTTGGTCCGCTAACTGAACATCATCTGGCAAGGCACGTGGCCGAAATTCATAGGTTTCTGCTTCGGTACGTTCTGCAACATGCCCTACTATTTCTCTTACTCGAACTGCTTCAATGACTAATCTATTAATAGTAGACTCGTCGGCTCCTAGCCAAGATAATAATTTTCGAAATCGATACCCAAGATGCCATCCGGGACGGTAGCTGATTTTGAATTGGCAATTAAAACAATGATAGCTGATACCACCCTGGGTATCTGTAATTACTCCACCACGGCTACGTGTATCTGCTCTTTCTCCGCGATGTTGGCAACAAGGAGCGTTAAAACTGATCCAGCCGTTGGCAGCACGACGTCGTCGCGCCGGCAATAGTTGTATAACAGCATCTTGAACAGAAGTTTGCATTCCTAACAGTATATATTAATACTGTCAAGAATGCAAGAATTTAGATCAACCCGGTGGGCGCATGGCCCCTAGTGCTCTTGGTGGTGCTGTATTATCGATTACACTCATTCGTACATTCTCCAAGTAGTTCCTGTCCAAAATAATCCAATGCTGTCGCCATTGGTATTAATAACCAATGTACCACTGCTGGAATTACTGGTATTGGTAATTGTGGTTCCACTACCAGCTAAAATCACAAAACTGTTAGCAGTGTAAGCACCCCCGGCATCGGCAAAAAATACTGCATCTCCTGGGGCCACTGCTGGTGGGACCGGTAAGGTAGCTGTAATTGATCCGTTGTTGGTGTTAATACCATATCTACGGTTGGGTATCACTGCAAAATTAGCTGTCCTGATTTCAAATTTTTGTTCTAGGTTATTGGCTGGTGGCTGGACTCGCTCATTACCGTCAACATTGATTGCCCCAGACATCGCTGCATGCACTGTACAACGATAACGCAGTCTGGCTGGTGCATTCATTGGCACAGTGAATATGATTTCGCCTGAAGCTGCACCATTATTGGTTACACCAACGGTGTATGCAGTTAGTGTTGGCCCATCTTCGCTGCCAGTCTCTTCCACAATCTGGAATGGATGTCCTCCGCCACTGTTGTTAATGAATCTATAGGTTTCACCACGACGTAAATTCAATGTTGGATTGTTAGTGGCTGTGGCAAAGAATCTGCCATCAGCAGCAAAAACATATGCGCTGCTGCCATTGGCCGTGATTGTAAACACTGCCGGACGATTAATACCGGGGTTATTTTGTACCTTGACATTGGCTGTAGCAAAGTTTACATTGCCGGCTACAGTGTCGACTGGTACCATCTGTCCTTCAGGAGTAAACACAATTGCCTGCGGATTTGGTCTTGATGGTGCTGGCGGTGGAACAAAAGCAATTAACCCAGTGTCAGCATCAGTCTTGATCAAGGCATTGCCAAAATTAATGGTACTGCCGCTTAAGTACAAGTCTCTCCAACGTCGTGTGTCTGATCCTAAGTCATAGGTTACATTACTGGATGGAATCAAATTGGCTGAAATATTACCATCTAGATAATTAGGTACATCAGTATAAGCAGGTATAGTAGGTGTACCAGTTAGATCAGCATAAGCACCAGTTCTTGCCACATCAGCAAATCCAGTTAAACCTGCACCGCTGCCATTGATATTGCCACTGAAACTGATATTGCCTGCTGCTACGTTTCCTGTATTGGTTAACAAGTAGTCGGCCACATTAGCATTAGCATATACCTGAGACTGTAGTGTAACTATAGCAGATTGCTGTGACGCTGCATTGGCACTTAAACTATCTATAGTGGTCTGCTGGCTTTCACTATTGGCTGTTAATGTAGCCAATGATGTTGCTTGAGCAGCAGCATTAGCCACCAAATCGGTAATTTCTGTGGCTTGAGCAGCGGCATTAGCACTTAAACTATCTATAGTGGTTTGCTGGCTTTCACTATTGGCTGTTAATGTAGCCAATGATGTTGTTTGAGCAGAAGCATTAGCCCACAAATTATTAATTTCTGTGGCCTGAGCAGCAGCATTAGCTGTCAATGTATCTATAGTGGTTTGCTGGCTTTCACTATTGGCTGTTAATGTAGCCAATGATGTTGTTTGAGCAGCAGCATTAGCCCACAAATTAGTAATTTCTGTGGCTTGAGCAGCAGCATTAGCTATCCATGCTACATTGGCTGCTATAACATTAGCAGCAATATTACCTTCAGCAGCAGTAGCACGCACTGTTTCAGTACTAACCGCAGCATTGATAATGGTATCAACGCTTTGATAGTTGGCAATAATTTCTGCCAAACTGTTTAGTGCCGTAGCATCAACATTATTTAGAATACTATCAATTTGAGTTTGTAGATTGGCTGTATTGGCTTGCCAGGCTGTGTTGGCTGCGGTAAATGTAGCATTAACTGAAGTTATCACTGCCGATATGTTACTGGTGCGTGCCACATTGGCAGCATCAATATTGGCTTGTAACTGAGTAATAAACTCTGGCCAAAACGCAGTGGTTTGAACACGACCATCTAAGAATTTAACATTGCCCACATAAGGCAAATTAGCACCTGCACTAGTGGTAACTTGTAAGCCATTACCAAAATCAGAGCTAACTACAGTGTTACCCATATTAATGGTATTGCCTACGTATGCAGTACGGAACGCTGCTACACTAGATCCTAAGTCGTGCGCTGCTGTGGTTTTGGGTATAACATTACCAGGTACATTAACATTACCTGTGCGCTCTAAATCCATACTCAACAGTGTGTTAGTCAACTTACTAACAATGCTTTGAGCCTTGAATCGTAGTTTGTAGGTATACAAGTATTGATAGGTAAACACAGTGCCTGGTACATTAACCAATGGGCCCGGCATGGCTTGATCTACAGCAAATGTTATAGGACGATAAAACACTGCTGGGCTGCTGCCTGCTACCTGTGTTAAGCTACCAATGCTGCCTTGGCTACGAATTACCAGGCTATTAACAAACGGAGTTAATACTTCGATAACTTCACCACCGCTGAATGTAACCAATAAGTTATACAGTTCAGTATTTTCGTAAGCATAGAAAATCACAGTACTACTGGTAGTCCATTCAATGGCTTCTGCACCAATTTGGTCGGCTAGTTCTCTGGTAACTATATCTACATTACCATAATCACCGACTCTAACAGTAGCGTTACCCATGTGCAGACCAGTGTTGGCAATATAAATATTGCTCCAACGCAGACTTTCACTACCCAAATCAAATTGATCTGTGCTTAGTGGTGTAACATTGCCTGGAAGTGTAAGATTGCCAGTGGCTGTTAGGTTAGCATAGAAACTGCCGTTAACAAGATTGTTTTCAGTATTGTTGCCCAGCTGGCTTATAACCGAGTTAATGTTACTGCGTAGGTTGCCTTCTTCGGAGATAGCACGAGCTGTTTCTGCTGCTATACTGGTTGCAAGAGCAGCAGCATTACTAAGTCTAGTGCTTTCATTGGCTAATATACTAGTAACTATAGCACTGGCATTGGCTACACGAGCTGCACTTTCACTATTAATAGCACTTTGTAAACTGCTGGCATTGGCAATACTTGCTACATTAGCAGCATCGATGTTGGCCTGTAGTGCTATGTCTGCTGCTAATCTTGTAGCAGCTTCAGCATTGATATTAGCAGTGATTGCCGAAGTGGTTCCTGAACCTAAGCTGGTAATTTGAGCTTGGAGTGCAGTTTCAGCAGCAGTGGCTCTTGTAGTTTCTGTGATTACGCTTTGAGCTAGGGCTGCTGCATTGGCAGTTCTATTAGCGGTCTCGGTAGTAATAAAGCTAGGCAAGAACGCCGTGGTCTGTACAGTACTGTCCGGGAATGTTACATTACCTTTTACAGCAATTGGTGTACCACCACTGGTCTCAGCACGTAGTCCATTTACTGGATCAACTGTTAAACTGGCTGTGCCAAAGTATACAGTACTGCTACTAATAAACAAACTACGGAAGGCCTGGCTAGCACTACCTAAATCTTGAGTTAAATGATTTTTTGGTAGTATATGACCTGGTACTTCGAATGTACCACCAACTGCATTAAGATTAGCACTGTATCCACCAGCCAGTAACTGATGTTCTGTACCTTGTAGAACAGTAACATTAGCATGTATGGCTGCTTCAGCAGCAGTAGCTCTAGCTGTTTCAGCTGTGACACTGGCAGCAAGAGCGCTGGCATTGGCGATTCGGTTCGCCGATTCAGTGTTGAGATTATTGGTTATTGTGGTATCAGCCAGTATACGTGCTGATTCTTCTGTGTTGACATCATTGACACGGTTGGTAATTTCCAAAGCAATGTTGGCAAATATGGCAGCAACGTTATTAGTCAATGCTGTGTTGGTATTTGTAACTTGTGTTTGTAAGCTGGTTTCGGTTGTGGTAGCACGAGTTACTTCAGCAGTGATATTACTTTGTAGATTAACGTCTGCTGCTGCACGAGTAGCTGCTTCTGCATTAATAGCAGCAGTTAATGCAATATTAGCTGCATTCAAACTACCTGTCAGTACACTGGTATTGCTGATTCGTGTAGCAGTTTCAGTGTTTAGGTTGGCCTGTACAGCTGATTCAGCAGCTTGAGCACGACTACGCTCTAAATTAATGTCCGTATTGAGCTGTGTGCTCAGTGCTGTGATAGCACCTTGCAGCGTATTATCCGATGCTTGGAAAGCGGCTACCACTTCAACCAAACTGTTTAGCGCCGTGGCATCTACGTTAACCAAAACATTGTTGATTTGCGTTTGAAGATTAGTAACATTAGCTACACGTTGTACGATTTCATTGTCTAACGCGGCTGTTAATACACTAACATTTGCAATTCTAGCAATATTAGCAGCATCTAACGAAGCCTGTAGTGCTGTATCACCAGCTGCTCTAGCAATGTTAGCTGCGGTTAAGGCCTGTAAAGTTGTAGCACTGTTGGCTTGCCATGCTGTATTAGTTGTATTAATGTTGTTCTGCAACGAAGTAATCACTGCGCTGACATTGCTTTCTCTGGCTGTGTTAGCAGCAGCGAAAGTGTTATTCATATTAGTGATCACTGCACTGATGTTACTGATTCGATCAATGTTGGCCGCAGTGAACGTATTATTCATACTGGTAATAACTGCGCTGATATTGCTAACACGATCAATGTTAGCTTGGTTAAATGTGTTATTAACCGAAGTAATCACTGCGCTGATGTTAGTGGTACGATCCAAATTGGCCTGCGTAAAGGTACTATTAACCAAAGTGATCACGCTGCTGATGTTGCTGATTCTGGCTACATTAGCACTGTCTAAGTTATTCTGTAATAATGTTTCAGCAGCGACGGCACGAGTTCGTTCTACAATAACATTGGCTATACGAGCACTGCTTTCAGCTGCCAAGTTAGCAGTATGACTAATATTAGCAGCAATCAGGCTGGCTGCTAATGCACTGGTATTGGCTACCCTGGCCACGCTCTCAGCAGTGATATTAGCTCTGAGATTACCTTCTTCGCTAATAGCACGACTGGTTTCAATGGTCAAGTTACTCTTGATATTGTTATCTTCAACAATACGTTGAGCACGTTCGGTATTAATGTCTAGTTGTAAGTTACCCTCGGCGCTGATCGCACGATTGGCTTCCACAATCACATTAGCTATTCTAGCTGCACTTTCTGCTGCCAAGTTGGCAGTCATACTTACATTAGCAGCCTGCAAACTAGCGGCCAATGCACTAGCATTGGCTGTACGAGCAGCGGTTTCAGCTGCAATATTAGCCTGTAAATTAACATCACCGGTTATTCTAGCACTGATTTCGACGGACAAATTGGCTGCGTTTTGAGCTGCCACTACACGAATTGCAGTATCTTCTGCCAATCTTATATTAGCTTCAGCTACTACTGCATTAGCAGTAGCACTAATATTGCTGTTGATTAGGTTATCATTGGCTAAACGAATATTAGCTTCATTATTAATAGCTGTTTGTAGAGCTGCTTCGGCAGCATAGGCTCTAACTGTTTCTGCACCGATATTACTTTGAAGAGCCGAAACTGAATTTGCTACAAATCCGTAAAAGTCAGGATCATTGTTGATACTTGTTGCAATGCCTTCAAGGGTACTAAGCTCAATAGGATAAACAGCACCAATGGTAGCCACTAAATTACTATTGACTTCTTCTACTCTGCCTAAGGTATTGGCCAAGTTGGCCAATATAACTACCAGACCTTGTTGCACATACAGGTTACTATAGAACTCGCTATAGGAATTGGCCTGCATGTCGACCACACCGTCGGTGGGAATTGGGGCACCGCCCGGCGTTACTCCATCATGTATACGCAAGGTTTTAAGCGTGGTATCCACTGTGATCTCTCCCAGTGGGCCTACATAGGTGCTGCTTGTAGCTAGATTACCTCTTTTTAATAGAATCTGTCTAGCATCAAGGCTGATAACTTGGTTGTTAATAGTCATTGTATAGTCCCGCCGTCAATTATTGTGAAATCATTACCTTCTGGTTCGCCTTCTTGCGGAGGCATGTCTGCGTAGTACGCAGGAATTACGTACAAATCCAATGGTACATTATAGTTATTGTCTGTAAATGCTGGCTGTTCGCGATCATCTTCTCGACGTATAGCACGGAAAGTTAATTTATACTGTCTTTGTGTCAGCGAATTAACTATATCCTTGGTTATAACAAATGTACCGATCCCATTGTTTTCGTTGATAAAGTTTACACCAAAACTTTGTACAGTTAATTGATTCAATGGATCTTGAATGTCTATACGCATGGTATACCCAGCCATATTCACTGGCTTTTGATCTTGATTTCTTACTCGTACTTGTACAGGGTTATCAATTCCCTGATATACTGTTACCGGCTTAGTGTACACGTCTCGGTTCCTTGTGGCAAAAATCGTAGGATCCCATATTGTTGCTGTCATTTTAATAGGATATAAATAAGTTTGGATTGTAATCATTATTTTACTATTTATTGCAAAGTGGAAGAAATTAAAAAGCTGCTCGAACAGTATCCGTTCATAACTTATCTTATTTACGGCGGCAACGAATACATCGGAATCATACAAAATTCCGACGAACTTATCACAACGATTTATGATTTTGGCAGCTTGAAAGACCCTGATCAAAAACAAAAGTTCTTGGACCTAGGTGAACAATGGTGGTGGGAGTCAAATCGCATGATCCCTATCAACGTTTTTCTCAAACGTGATTGGTCAGAATTCAAGGCCTGCGTAAAGACCATGAACAGCAAAGACGTAGATATACGCTTTGGTCCTCAGGTTAATCTTAAAGAAATGGCTGCTAAACGCAGCAAACGCAGATCAATTACTTTGGTTCGTAAGCTCTAACAAATTCATGTGCACTGCTACTAGATGAGCATAGCTCACAGCATGCGCTTTTTTGAAATAATACCCAGATTCTGGCTTTTGCCATATGGTCTCAGCTACTTCACGCCATGGACGACCTATTAGGTGTCTTTTACCCGGCCTTATAATAGCCAAGAACATGGCCAACCTGGCTATAGAATCCACTGGCTCAGGCATACGACCTAAGGTATCCCAATGATTACCAATATGAATTAACTGTGCACAGAATTCTTGATCCAACAGTTTGTGCCAATTCGGTTTTTGTTGCATCAGTTCCGTTAACTGTTGTTCACTGTGAATTTGATTATATACTGATACATTCAAAAAATCTAGTTTAATATACCCACGTTGTTCAGCACTGCGAAAGTCAATAGTAGCAGTGTTGGTTATAGGATCATGTGGAATCTCAGTGACATAAACACCAGTATTATGTGGAACATTGCCATCCAGGCTAGCACGCCTATACTGAATATGGCGTAAGATACTGGCACGATCACCAAAGTCAATGTCTACATCGCTGGTAAATTTCATAGTCCACCTAATTCTAAAATTTGTCTAGCGAATGCAACATCATCACTTAGATCTTTGAACTTGGATTGCCAGTGTGCAGGATCAATGAACTCAATCACAGTGGCTACTTGATCAGTATTTAATCGACTTAAAAAGTCAATCCCACTGTCACAGTTGTACACAGCCCAAGCACTAATACGACCAGTGGTGATATGATAGCATATACGATTTTCGTTAACCAGTCTAAAGTAATCCCTATACCCATTCTTGTACTCAGGGTGTTGATACATATAGTCTACCATGGTTTCCATACTACGTTCAAGAGCATCTTTAACTGATTCTTTACGTAAGTATTCTACTAACCAACTAGTGTAAAACGTATCTGAAGTCCAACGATCTAACGGACGATTATTTTTGAGCAGCCAACGAGTGTACGCAGCAAGATTTACACAGTGTACACTATGACAGTACCTACCAAACTTTACAAAGGCTGTGTAATAACTACTAGCTACGAAATCTTGGTAATCACGTTTACGTCCACTTTGTGTGGTTTCATAAAAGATCCTGTAGGCTTGCAGTGCCCATTGTACCCCAATTTCGTTCTGCTGTTGATGTCTGCGCTTGGGTTCACAACTGTGACTGGTCAGCGTGGTTTCTTTAGCATAGGTTTTATGACAGTATTGGCATTCAAAAGGCATTTCTTATTTCTTTGTCGTCCCAACCCAATGATTGTAGATAGGCTTCTAGATCTTTACGATTAGTGTTATTGACCAATATAGCCAATTCTTCTCTATTAAGATCTGGAAACTGTTCGGCTAGAACTTTTTGTATAGGATTAGTCTTGTGCCGACTACCCATCCAATAGTGCTTTTGACGACCCATGTCTGGGCTCACTGACGTACACAGTAACCACTGCAACTTAGGATGGCGCCCAATGGCAAAAAAGTCTTGATTAACACGATCGTTTTGAGCTCGCAAATACCATTCTTGTAAATCTCTGTTGCCTTCTACACTGGCAGCATACTTCATCATTAAGTACGTACTAAACTTTTTACGTTCTTCGTCAGTGAGTTCATCATAGAACCCACGGTCTTTGGTATCCAGTGCTGCCAGCTCTTGTGCTAGTGTTAGCTTGGCGCTCATTACCAGGCCCTTCCAAAATCAATGACTTCGCTAACTCTACTGATATCTTTAACAAAGTATGCACACAGTGGACTATCGGTATCAGTTTCCAAAGGCACAGCCAATAATTGGCCGGCTTTGAGTTTAGGAAAATACCACTTGACATCTTGATAAATGTCCACTATTTCAACTTGATGAAACTCGGGCCTGTAACTTTTAATAGGGTTAAAACAAAACGCTGAAAAGCCACGATCATTAATGGAAGTCAATGGCACCACTTCAAGATCACCGATATCGGTTTCACCAATTAGTAATTGCCAATCCACTGGCATTTTTACTGTGTGCTCACCTATGCGTAGCACTAGAGCCGGGCTATTAAAACTTTCTAAGAAGATTAAAGGTATAAAGAAATAATCCGGAGTTTTAGGATCTGAATTATCCAATATACAAAAACGTAGATCTTCGATTTCATCGGGGATCTCATTAAGGTCGTAACTACGATTGGTATCTAGGTTTAGTATTCTTGACATAATTGTTATTATAGATAATTTACACGCTCAAGGTCAAATGGATAATTTGCCTCTCGATAAAAATTCTTACGCTGTGTTAGGTGCCGCTTGGCAAATTTGCAACTACTGGTTATGTCCCAGATTTGGACGAAGTCTTTGTCTGACGCTCGCCTAATACCACGCCCAATGCTTTGTATAACACGTACAAAACTTTTACCAGGCTCAACAAGCACAAGATTAAAAATCCTAGGAATATTGATGCCAACTGCTGCCACACCGTAGGTTGCGACAATAACTTTATCTGCTGACGTTGCCACTTCGTCATATTCTTCCTGCCTATCAGTGCTTTTGGTAGCACCATTTACAAACACAGCATCACGGATGCCGGCAACTAGTGCCTGCCCGGCGGCCACACGATCAATTAGGATTAATGTATTGCCAGTACCACGTATACGTTCTACTAAACTACTGATATAGTCTAGTCTATCTGCATTTTCTAACAGATATTTAAGCTCGCTTTGATAATTTGTAAACTCTTTGTGATCTTGTAATTGTACAATGTTTACATGACAATTGGCCAGCACACCTTGTTCTTGTAACTCGCTGGCGCTGAGTTGTCCTACCACTGGACCCAAAGTACAGGTTAAAGCCAGTCGATTATAATCTTCTTTGGGTACTGTACCTGTCAAGCCCCAACGTATAGGCACATGACTCATTACACCTGTTAACAATGTTTTAAGGGCATCAGCTTTGGCCATATGCACTTCGTCGACAATCACGCATATCACATCTTGTAAAAATTCTTCTATGCTGATTTCAACTTCGTGACTTTTGGTATTTTTAAGTAGTATATTAAGACTTTGCCATGTGCAGATAGTATGCTGCCGGCCAAATTCTTTACGATCACCAAAGTATACACCAACATCTAATCCCATGTTCACGTAGTCACGCTCGGTTTGGGTAACCAAGCTCTTGTTAGGCACTATGACCACGCTGCGTCCATAAGGTTGCACACTTGTGCTAAGAGCAGCGGTCATGATGGTCTTGCCTGCTCCTGTGGCTACTTCCTGTATACACTGTGGTGTGGATAAGAATCTGTTGACGATCTCAACTTGGTAATCTCTCAGTAAGATAGGTTCATGTTGATTAGGATGACCCGTAGGCCAAGCACGACTGGCGAAACTTTGCTCATTGACCTGTGGGAATTCAAAACTGGTACGATACGACCTAAGATCTTCTAAATCTATGTCATATCCGTGTGCTTCTATCACAGGAATAATTTCTGGCAACAGATTAATATAAGTAGCACCAGCCAAACTAAAATAGCTGACTTTACCATCCCATCTCCCAAGTCGCACTGCTGGCAAATATCGAGCACCTGGTATTTCAAATTTGAATTGATTGGTTAATGTACGTCGTAGGTTAACATCCAAGCCTTCAACTTTAACATTAACTTCGTCACGTATGAATAATTTACATTCCGGCATCTTGTGTCTGCTGTGTGTAATAGATAATTTTATCTGCTGATTGTAACATTTGTTGCCTGCGGTTTCCTATCATTAAGGTGTGGGTGGTTACTAATAAGGGCATGTTTTTGTCTGCACTGCGCCAATGGTTAAAATATATCACTGGTGCAGAATGCCCGCTATTGTCTGTACGCCTGTCTATAATATCTTCTTTTGGTACATGACGTACCATTTCTTTGCGTAATACGCTGGCTCCTGATTCGTAGATATAAATGGGATATCGATTAGTAACACGAGCATAATCAAATATTGGTTCGAGATCTATGCTGCCGCTGTATTCTAAGTTTATGCTTTTTGGTCCCAGTAAACTGGCTGCTGAATCGTTAATACTGGTGTCTACCAGACCATATACGTCAGGGTGTACTGTATAGTCTAGCTGACCAGATAAATCAATCAAGTTGATTAAATTGCCTAAGCTGAATCCACCATGCTCATTGATATAGTCAATGAGACTGTTGGCAGCATTGGTTATGCTTAATTCTTGGTTTTGATAAATTAATTCTATAGCATGGTTTCGATAAGGTGCCATGTCTTGCTGTAGTTGCAAAAGATCGGCGCTGATAGAAAAATTATGTTTTATACCGAACTCTATGACCCAATCTATCCTAGGCTCAGTTAATGTACATACCCAAGCTCGCAGATCTCGATCAAATTGTAGCGTTCCAGGATACTCAGAGACAGCAGCACGTATCACACTAATTAAATTTTGGTCATAAGGAAAGCGTATACATATTTTGTTATCTTGTATACTAATAGAATTAGTACGATCTATGTTACGTATAGGCAACTTAAAAACAGCATTATCAATCAGTCCGCTGACATCATATCCATTGGCCGCCCACTGTTTACGATATTTGACTACTATTTTGTGTGCTAACAATGCCTGTCTATCAGTGAACCCTAGTTGTCTTTGAATTTGTTCTGCCATGCTGTTGACTATGGGCTCATCATACCGTGCCAACTTGATCGGCGGATCCACAGGAGGCCAGCTAAATGTATCGGTAGCCATCAGCTCAATGTAATCTTCAATATAGGAAAGAGTTTTCATTGTATTATTATAACTTATATATTTAGATAAGTCAAAAAAAAGTGCCCCTAAGGGCACCAAAATAGAGAGGCTTATGATAAACTGGTTTAGGCGTGGCGTTGAATTTCCTCACGTAGAATATGTTCTACCATTTGATTAAACGTGATATCTCTGTCATGTGCTAATTTAGCGATCCGAGCAAAGTCCTCATCAGAGATATCAATGGGCATGGTCACACGCTGATCGTAGTCTCTGCCATCCCTAATGGCTTCGGCTTTGGCAATGAAGTCTTCTAAGACTTCTAAGTCAACGAAGTTGACATCGTCCCAGGCTTGATTCTTTTGGTCGCCACTGTTGGCAACTGCTGACTTCATGTAAGCATCACGAGCACCGGTGTCGGGGTTGAACCAACGATACGCACGATTGCCAGCATAGTCGCACACTTCTAATACCTCAACCGTCATGCCGTCTAAGCGTACAATGGTATTGATACTGAACCCATCATGATCTTCATTCCAATAACTGAAATGATGTGCGTTCTCACCAAAGCAGGGCCACAGAAAGTGGCTGACTTCGGTAAGTCTATGTTGGGTCAATTCACAAAATCTAGCAAAGTTCATGTTAACTCCTAAGCAATAATTAAACCAAGTTCGGCCATGGAATATGTACTGATTTCCTGACCACGCTGTAATTCTAACACAACCTTCTGCCCTTGGGCAAGTTGTTCGAGTTGGGCCATGGCATCTTTCAAGCCACAACCAGTAAGGCGTCGTATTTCCCGCACACACCCAACTCGATCATATCCGGCATTGACACCCCGAACTGTAATCCTACCACGAGTCTGCCCTTCCAACATTTTGAAGAATACTCTCTGTCCAAGGTCCGGACAAACATCCTCACAGAGATGAGTAAACATACGTATACCTGCTTCGGCACCATAAACTTCTGTGATACTAACATAGAAGTTCATGGCGTCACGTAGTAGAAGTTCTTCAGCTTGACTTGTCAAGTGATTTCTCCAACTTACCAGTTTCGATCCGTTTTAACAATACTTCGTTCCTATAGTCTTGTTCCCTACGATCGCGTTTGGCGTCATGCCGAGTGCCCATGATCATGCTCTCGTATTTCCTAGCAAATTGAAAGCCTTGTATCCAACGCTCTAGCTCTTGTATAGTACCGATAAACACTTCAGCATCTCTACTATAGATGGGAAGGCAGTCATCTCTTGGCTTGAGTGCTACAACATCACCAAACTCTTGATGGTAATGACTGGCGTGGCACATTTGGAAGCCTAGTTTATGGCATTCTTCCTCGAGGTATCGAATCTTGCGTATTAGATTATAGCCGCTCATTGTAGTCCTTGACTAGTTTTGACACAGTGATAAAATGCTCATATGCTGAACGCACTGAGGGATGAGTCAATAGTCGTTCCGCTTCTGCTACCATAGCATCAACACCAGCCTGAGTGACTTCCATCACACTTGGATGTTCTAGTTGTCTAGCGTCAGGGCCAAATGCCTTGACCAAGTTTTCCCATGCCTGACTTTGTTCTTTGGTCATGGGTAGACGACCTTTACACATCCTCACTTCAGCAGCCTTGATCATGACCCGGGCCATGGCTTCACGAGCTACAATACCAGCAGCAATCATAGGAGCATAGGCAGGGTCAACGGTATGCCTGCTGATACTATGGCCTGGTTTTACCACTGTGACATAGGCACCATGCGGTTCAGCGTTTCGCAGCATGTCATCATACTCGCGCACTGGTATATAACGCCGACCACGTCGAACATAAAAGGTTTCAGTTACCATGATGAATTATAAAATACTTTAAGGCCCATAAACAATTCTGCTTTGGCACGACGACAAAACTCTAAGTCTTGTTCACGATAATACTCGTCACTATCGTTACCAAAAAAGAATCCCTGTGTAGGTGGAAGTCGTCCTGCTAGTATATCCTGCTCTAGTCGATCAACATCTTCCCAGGTAAGTTCAACTTCGACACCATTGAATGAGTCACACTCGCCACCTTTCTCAGCAAACAACTGTTCCATCCACCCCTGCAAATTTGGGTGCTTTCTCCAGTATGCGATTTCTATAGGTTCCTGCACACTTGGGTTCTCATAGTGAAGTTCGCCCAACTTGGTATCTTTCTTTGGCACAACACCGGCCCAGTAATCGTGGCGTTGATTTTCACGAGCTGCAATATAAGCGTATTGATCTAATCCCATGTCCTCATCCCAAAAACCGTTTTTGTAAATCTGTCTGAATAGTTTTGACTGCTTGATTCCACCCATCGTCGTCGCCAATCCATTTAACCTTGTTTAATTCTAACACATAGTCTTCAACAAGTCTACGGACGATGGCATTTGGGTAAGCATCCCCGGGATATGACAAGTCCACATCCCGGGCAGCCTGTTGAGCAATACGTCTAGTTAAGTCGTTCATGCCATTTTCATGCAAGTCGACTGAGCAAGAGCTTGCCACTTTGCAGGGAACGTCTTACGCAAGTCAGCAATCTTAGTTGCCATACGCAAGCTCATTTCGCGCAAGCGATTTTGGTGACGCTCCATGAACGCAATAACTTCTTGCTCCTCACCGTTCTCAAACTCGTAGTCGCCGAACAAGTCACCAGTGGCAGCAATTTGGCGAATACGTAGCAACTTGTCACGCATGGTGTCAAGTGTCAAGTCCAGGTAATGGCAGCGACTTTGCAGTGCGTCTAAGTGATCACGCAACTTCTGTGACTTCATTGCGTCAAACTTGAGGTTAGTAATAAAAATTACTGAACCGCGGAACTCAAAGCTGTCGGGAATGCCTTCACGCTTGAGAGCAGCACTTTCGCTGAGCCAGCTAATCTTACGCTTCTTGCCTGAGTCAAGAGCACCTTTCAGCAAGTTCAACGAAACGTCGTCAAGCAAAATACTGTCGCAGTCATCAAACACCAGCACACAGTTCTTGTCTGAGTACTTGTACAGAGTCTGATACAAACCAATTGGAGTGGCGCTGCCTTTAACAACTTCTGCACGAAGTCTGGTACCTGCAATTTGATCCAGCAATTGTGCTTTCTCAACTTCGCGCTCAACTGTAAAGCTCTTGCCTACTCCTGGAGGACCAGACACAATCATAGCACGAATGTCGCCTGCGATACAGGCTTTAGCCATGTCATTAAGTATGGCAAAGCGTTCTGCAATCTCTGCAATACGCTCTTCATCAGTTTGAGTAATGGCTTGAGCTTGAGCAACTACTTCGCTTACTGCGGGAGCAGCGTCTTCGCCCACAAACTCGTAGTCGGTGAATGCTGCGACTTTGATACGAATGGTCTCAGGCATACCAGCAAAAGTACCACCATTCTTAACAGTGACATAGCCACCAACATTGGGGTTGCCACTTGGCTGAAACTGCTTGACTAGCTCAAACACCTTACCGTCTGCTACAAAGTTACGATAGCTACCTGACTTAATACGTACTTGAGACATGTGTGTCGCTCCGTGTTGTTTACTGTACCACTATTATAGCTGAAATCAATACCCAAGTCAAATAAAGGGTTATTACTAGCAGCACCAAAAGCTCAATTACAGTGAATCGAGTACCACTGTAGATGTTGCTAATATGCCGCAGAATGTTGTATTCGTGCCACACTTTTGTGTCAATCAAGGGCGGGTGCCCAGGACATCTCCCTTGCTGCCAGTCGCAATCTGGGCTATACACCTGCCCACAAACCTTACACTTTGCTGGCAGCATGACGGCAATTACCCCTATAAGTATAGCCCGGGCAAGTACATGCCCAAGTGCCATTTGCGCGAGTTAGGGTGTACTTTTGCCCTTTTGACCCTTCTACAATCACTGTATTAGGGTCATTTTCTGCTATCTCGCGCAGGATTTTGAATGTACGCCCACGTGAATCCCAGCGAATCGGCTTACGAAAACGTTGAGCTACGCGAGCACCTTCGGGCACATAAGCAATAATATACTCCATATTGTCAGAGACAAGATAGAGATTATTAGCAGTGCTATCTGCCCATTTAGTTGTTTCATGTACAATTTTCATGCTCTAAGTATAGCTGAAAACAAATACCCTGTCAATTCACAGGGTATTTGTGGTATTTTCGCCACAGAGCTGAATAGGCAAGTGTCTTACAGCAATGATTTCCTGCACCAAATCCAATAACTGTTGGGAGTCCCATCCATTATCCAACCATTCGGTTTGCCATTCATCTACACACCACAGCATGTCTCTGTGGTGTGTTTTGATGATATTTTCCAAACGTTTGATATGAGGAGTAGGACCCGTAAACACATGACTGAATTTGGCCAAACCACCCCAAGCTCCGGTGTAGTCTTTTTGCCTACGCTCCACGTCTGAAGTAATCCCGAACCCCAATCTGTAGGGTCCGGGTAGTATGTAAAAATACATTAGGCAGCTTTACGTACAGTAAAAAGGTCTTTGATATCCTCGTCAAGGAAATCAATGATACGATCACATCTGTCCAACAGCGGTTGGGGGATACGCTGACGTCCACCTAGTCGTTGGTAGAGCTGCATGAGCACACAGGCAATAGCGTCGTCCTGCCAAGGAATTTCGTAGCCATAAACATGCTTGCCCCATTTAGTGTGAGCGCGATGTACAGCCTCATGAAACTGCGACAGTCCGGCAAAGAACTGCTGTAGGATACCGGCTAGCTCCTCTAAGAATTCATCGGTGAGACTGATCTTAGCAGCATTAAACGATTTACAAACATCATTCATAAAAAACCACAAGCTACCGTCGATCTCATCGTAGTGAAAATATTCATTGTGCCAACGACATGCAGTCTCTAGAGTCTTATTGTCTAGACTTAGAGCTTGCATATGAGTAAACGTACCAGGCAAACCTACAAAAGAACTTTCCTTGTCTACTGGGTAGCAGTCGTATTTTTCACAAATACTTTGCTTGACTTCTGCTGCAATATCTTCGGGATCCAAGCTACCATCAATACGCTTGCTCAAGACCTTGGTACGGTGCTCATACCAATTTGAAATCTTTTTCTTGCCCTTGCCATTGATCAAAGCAAATGCCTTACGAGCAAATGCGCGATTGGCAGTTTCGATATACAGCACTGCTACCTCAACTTCACGCCAATCCGATTCACCGGAAAACAAGCCAGCATTTACCAATGCTGCTAATAACGTTACAGAATGTTGACCATCTACTGCATGGTATTCTTCTTTACCAGGAATCTTAATACAGTAAACCACTTGAAGCAATTGTGGCTTAAAATTAGCAATTTCACTGATACGAGTACAGTGCTTGCTATCAAGAGCTCGCTGAATATCCTCATCAATAAACAGCAGACCCAACTTGACCATTTTAACCAATGGTCGCAGGTTGGGGTTCAACATCACACCTTGAGCACGGTACTCAGCAACTAACTTTTGCCATTGCTTGTAGTTTTCCAACTCATCTAACCTGTTCTGCAGGTTTACAATCTTGCTCTTGCTTTGCTTGAGCGGATTGCGTGTTTGCATTACATTGGGACGACGCACTACGGGTTGGTATGTCGGGATCATAATTTCCTCAGTTTCCATGGTGGTTAAGAACAGTTAAGTTTCAAAATATACAGGGTAATTAAAGATTCGTCAAGCCTAATACAATCACTCGGATAACGGGTAGTGGCCTTGGATTCATAGACACTACGACGTATCAAGTGCACAACTTTGACCATCTTAGGTGTTAATGCCACTATTTTACCTATTTTAAGCTGGTTACGTCCTAGGCCAGAGCTACTGGGGTAAGCAACAAAATTATCAATTTTGAGCTCTTGTCCAAGTATATCCAAGTGGTTTTCCATAACAAAGTTATAGTAACAGGAATTCGTCTAGCTGTCAAATGTTGTAAAACTGCAACAACTCGCTTTGAGCAGCAAGTTCATCTAAGTAGATCTCACGCAGTACGCGATTAATCTCATCAAATTCCATGCTGGAATCAAGATCAAAACGAGCCATGTCTAACTCAAATTCAGCTATATCTTCTAAGGTCATGTAGTCAGGGTAGATCACAATCAACTCCTTTAGTTACAATAAACCTAGTATAGCAGCGATCAATACCCTTGTCAAATACTGGGTTTTAACTACTTTTTCGGTGCTTGCGGAAGAATTTTTCTCATATAATCCAGGTCTGTGCGTTCTGGATGGGGTTGATACCAGCCATTGCCTGTGTAAACATCCAATACCGAAGTAAAGTATTCCTCATACATTTTGGCCACACGATCCAGGCTAAAGTTGTTTACTGCCCACTGTCTGCAAGCATGCGGATCTATGTTGTTGATATTTTCGGCTGCCCATTTGAATTGTTCAAAAGTTCTGCAACGATAGCCAGTCATACCGTGTATATTGTTTTCCACAAAACTACCCCAGTCTGTGCTGATAGTAGGTGTGCCAGATAACAGCATTTCAATCTGCACGCCACCAAATGGTTCAATATACATGCTGGGTACAAAAGCAGCACGAGCGCGACTCATCAGATGTCTGCGTGTTTCAACATCAGCGTAGCCTACGTACTCAACATGGTCGGGCGTGGTTTTATAGCCCATGTCTGCCAAACTACCTTGACCAGCAATCTTTAATCTTGCACCAATTGCTTCGGTGGCTTGAATAGCCACGTTTACTCCTTTACCATCATAGATTCTGCCCACAAACAAAAAATAATCTTCTTTGTTGTTGGGATCAAAAGTAAAGTCATCTACATCAAAATAGTTTGGTATAACTACGTCATACCAATCTTGTTTACAAGTACCTACCGCAGTTAGACCATAGTAAGCATGATAAATGGCATAGCTTTCAAAAATTTTGAATCTAGCAAAATGCCCGCCAGCATAGCCGATGCCTGGCTCAACCACAATCATGTCTCCGTGAGCATCACAGATAGGTTTATGACCCCAACCCCAAAATGGCAATAAGAAATCATGCCGCTGTTTACGAGCAGCAATTTCGCGTATGGCATTAGCATAAAAGGTTTGATAAGCATGATCATTGACATCAAACTTAAAAAAGTTACGACGCCAGTCATAGTCACCGTAGGCTTTTTCCAAATCACTATTGGTGATGACATCAACATGTTCATCACAATCCACATCTGAATCCGGGTGCCCGTAGTGTATGATTTCGTGCCCACGAGCTCGCATCATCTTGCCAAACTTCCAGACCTTTTGTGTATAGGCACAGGCATTGTATTCTTTGTTGGTAACAGTATGTGGTAATCCTAGTATATGAAAACGCATGTTATTCTCTGGTTAAAACTGCATAAAATTCATTGCTGCCTCTAGCAGTGGTATAAACTTGATCGCAGCGCCATGGCTGTAGATCTAGCTGATACAGCAGTTCAATGATTAAATCAAAACTCTCTGGGGTAAATCTCCAAGCATGACTGTCAATATATCTTTGTTGTAATTCACGTGCATTGCTTATACATTCACGTATCCTATCCAGGGTCAAAGTAGTCAAAGGATGAGGCCCATGATCTTGGTTCCAATGTCTGTACTCATTGTTATGGCAACCAAAAAGTTCATTTTGTAACAATGTACTAGGCAACAACCTACGTCGCTGTTCTATATGGGCTCCAATAACTTCTGCTATAGTAGACTCTGGTTGAAAATGATCAAAACAGTAACGACGATCCGGAATAGCCACATAGTATTGTTTAACCGACAAATCGGCTATTTCATGTAAATGCCTGATTAGGTCAGGTTGATGTTCTACTACATGACTGCTGAATACTGTATCAAATTTGAGATCAGTTTGAATAGTTGGAGTCTGGTCAAGGTTGATAATAATATCAATATGATCGGGGGTTCCCGACGGGTTGTATCCATGCCGTCCGGCTTGAACACGAATTTCCTCAGCTGTGCAAATGTCTGCATAGTAGACATCATAGTCTGGACGACGAAATTGTGGTTTGGCATATGGTCCTATTTCTAGTAACCTCAGACCGGGATCGATTTGAGCACAAAATTGCGCTCTATGAATAGGTGGATTGATCATGAACAGTGTTGAATGACTGATTCTGCAATAGTGCGTACATCAAATCTATTTACACATTCTAGGTCGCCACGATGACAAATAAATTGTGTGCAGGGTGCAGGATACTCTGTGTGACATCCATAGCAATCAATATCAGCCGCAATAGGAATATAGGGTTTGTCACGCAGGGGTTGTCTATACTCAGATCGTACACTGGTGTACAAAACTACCATGGGTGTGGCAGTGGTGCCAGCTACGTGCGCTGGTGCAGAATCAGTACCTAAATAGCATTTAGCATTGGCAATAACTTCTCGTAATTCGTGTACAGTGAAATGGCCACGGGTATCTATTAATCTTTTACCAGCAAAAAATGGTTCGTTTTGACTACCAACCTGTACTATGGTTACATCAGACTTGGCATGTATGTAATCAATTATTTGTCGCCAAAAGTTTTCTGGCAAGTTCCTACTAGGCCATGGCCAACGACGCATGTGCAGCACTATGTATTTTGGTCCACTCACAGTGTACTTGAATTGCCTGGCTAGTTCTTGATCTTGGGCAGTAGTGAACAACTCAAGTCCGAGATCAAAATCTCGGTGTTGAAAAACTGAATCAGCATAGGCATGAACTGCGTGTTTTTTTGGATCACGTTCGTATACCAAGTCTAAATCATAGTACTGATCATAATCAGCAATCATAGCCGAATTAGGCAATACACGATGTATAGCGTTGATGTTAGGGTTATTAACCACGTAATCTGCATGCTGCTGATTTACTGCAAAGTCAATTACCGCATCAGGATTTAGTGCTCGAAGTTGTCTAATAATAGGTGTGGTCATTAGTACGTCACCGCCTGCACCTTGTCTGTTTACTAAAATTTTCATGTTAATCTGGCTACCTGTTGTAATTTTGTTACGTAGTCTGGATCTTGTGCTGTGCCCAAATCAATGGCACGCTGGGCTAGATCTGTGTGACCCAGTGATATTAAATTACAGACCATACGTAATGCTGCTTCGGTGGACCTACTAGGTAATAACTCAACAAAATCAGCCACCGCGTCCTGATCTAAGTAATAGGGCACATTAAAACTTCCATGAAACCCAAATGTGTGTTTATGGTCAGCTGGGTGCTCATGACTAAAACGTTGGGCAGTTTGTTGATCTGCATAGCGTATACCACGCTGTTCTAAATAATCTCTATACACAATACCAATGGTTTGGTCTTCGTTGTGCTGACATTGTACAGCAGGATCACGTAGCAGATCTAGTAATCTTCTACTGCGTAGACTAAATCCACCATTGCCTACACGATAACCATTGGGATGATGCGCCCATGGCCACCAGGCACCAATGTAATCATAGTTAAGAAAATCATCAGTCCAACAATCTGCATTGACTGCCATGCCATCGTATTGCACAACCAATACATGTTCTGTGGTAATCAAAGGCCACAGATTCTTGATCATGATTTGGTTATAATCCTGTACTGTAACAGGCCTGGTCTGTATCCATTCAGCACCGGGATACACTGGTTCGGCAGTTAACGTAACAATTCGACGACAACTAATACAATCAAGAGTTCTAGCTATACTGCGCCCAAGTAACTGAGGAGCATGCGTATCAACCGCCAACAAAGTAATATCTAAGGCCATGTTAATCCTGTACTGCGACCCCATTGGGGCCTATGCGACCTTGTATACCCACTGCATCCAATTCAATAATCTTGTCAGGGTCTAAAAAATGAAATAATACATGCTCAATGTCAGCATAGCCTCCTTGAGCAAGACGTTCAAACATATACTCAAGACCATTTTGATAGGTTAGTATAATTTCAGCGGTTAAAGCCGTGGGCCAAGACCAAAGTCGACTCATATACTGATTAACAATGCCCCCAGTGATGGCAGCAGGAAACTGACTGTTTCTGCGTCGAGCTAGTACAATGGCATTCTGCACCAAGTGTTGATCATAGTAAGCAGCACGAAATTGATCATTTAATGTATAACGTCCGCTAATCTTAAAGCAGCGTTGGTAAGCATCAAGTTGCTGACTGTTTACTAGGTTAGTTAGTATGCGTTGAAAGCACTGTACTTCGTTGACATTTTTTACTATGTCCCAGTTGTCTGAGCTATGATATAATTGTCTAACAGTGGCGTCTTGTGTAAAGTCAATGAGTTTGTCTACTGAGTTGGTAATTTGGTTGCGCTGCTGATCAGTCAGTGGTTCAGCACTCATTTCTAACCAATAGATATCGGCACTGGCCGCATGGCGACGTATACTGGCCACTGTGGCCATGGTTTGGCTGAGTCGTTGTTCGGAATCAAATATTCCAAATTTAGTGTTGATAGCACTGGTTATAAAAAATACTGATTTCATTGTTTGCTTACGGCCTCTATGTCATGATAACAGGTAATACGATTAACACAAATACCACGTAGACCATGTTGTCTCATATAGTCATTGGTCCGTTCCCAAAGATTAGCATCTGAGGGATAAGCACGACCCATCATTTTTACTAGATCCCAATAACGCAATGGTATTCGTGCAAAATTCATACATGTTGTACTATGTATCAATCTACAGGGCTCAGGTCTATAATTATGATATTGATCATTGTTAGGCAAGGGAGGTAAAATTTCACCTGTTACATGTCGTGCTCTTGTACAGACAAAATCAGCTTGGAATTGTTCTATAGCCAAGTTAATTTCTGCCAGATGATTGTCTGCCCAATAGTCATCATGATCTAATTTAGCCACATAATCATACCCATGTTGTCGTATAACATCCAGCCCATGATTGGCTGCTGCTACTCCGCCCGAGCACCATAATGCTTCACCACGATAACCAGCATCACGTTCAGCTGCCACTGGTAAGTTTTCTAAATAGATTTTTTCTTTAGGATATTTACCGACTATGTCACGCAGTTCTTGATCTGGATCATACCGATCACCAATGACAAATACATGAAAATCTTGATGAGTTTGAGCAAATACACTATCCAGGGTGCGCGGCAGTATGGTAGTCATTGCTCCGTCGGGGCGGCGGTATGTGTTGAGAAGAATGGCTATTTTCATGCCAGGCGCCGAATTACATAACAATTGCCTTCAACATAGTCAGGCAAAAATCCTCGAGCACAATGAGTATTAGGCACAGTACCATAAGCATGATAACGCCGGGGATCTAGGTTCTTGACTATGGCATCTACCGCAGGTCCTACCTCTGGACTATGCTCTCTGTCGTTATAGTCATCAAATACTATCCAGCCATTGGGTACCACTAATTCACTATACCATTTCCAATCTTGCTCAACCCCTGCACCAGTATGGTCTCCATCTATAAACAGTAGGTCTACACTTAGGTCTTTAACACGATCAAAAACAGATTGTTCGTGACTGCTGCCTAGTACATACCTGAAATTGTTACCCAATGGGTTATTGGCTTCGATGTTAAACTTTACAATACTAGGATGTACCGGACTGCCTAGATCAATACTTACCACACTGACATCAGGTCGTTGTAGCATTAGAATAGCACTGGCTCCAGCGTAACAACCGATTTCTAAATAAGTAGGTTTAGCACTTGGTAAAGGTAAATCATATAATATATGAAAATGATGGTGAAATGTTTGCCCACCGATGCGTTCAGTAATGTCTTCTAGAATTTTAAGAGATTGTGCAGTAGTTGTAATCATTGTCTTGGTCTCGCAGGATTACCCTGTAATATAATCCCAGCATGTTCTGAATTTTGATAGCTGTGGCGCACGATAGATCCGGCTGATACTTGTACCCCGGCAGCTAGATGTCTGTTAGGCAGTACATAACTACCAATCCCAAAAATACAACCAGGACCAATTTGGCAATCACCGCAGATTTCTGTGTTAGGAAACATAGTGGTCCATTGACCTACGCAGGCATCATGCCCCACAGTGGCGTTGGTATTCATAAAAACAAAATCCTCTACCACTGCATCACCAACTACAATACATTGAGCAGCTAACACACAACCGCGACCAATTCGAGAAAATGGGCTTACTTCACAACTTGGGTGTATGTATGTTCCCCAGCGGTCCTCGTTCTTACTGACTATAGCACGTTTAACATCAGGTTGTGCTACTGCTAGTAAGAATTCACAGTCAGCGAATTCACCTGGTTCTATATTGTCACGCACTGGAAAATGCTTGGTGTATTCTGGATTGTTAAAGGGTTCTGTGCTGACTACGGCTGCAATAGCACCTAGTCCTCGGTCGTTGGCGATATAACCAATTAATTCTTTGGCTAATCCCCCAGACCCAAATATTACATATTTCATTGTTGATAAACCTTGTATTTGCTAAGATCCGGATATGCATGTTCTATGTCCGGTAAGTGTCGTTTGCTACCATCTTCAGTATTGTAAAACTGATTCATTAATAACAATCCTCGTGCTGCTAGTTCGGGCATCATGTAAAAATTCCAACCCAACATATCAAAATGATCATCGTGATAGCTACACTCGCGGCGACCACTGAACCTAGCACGTTTGAACCATAGCATAGCTTCGTAGTTGTCAGTGAGTATAGCACCACCTTTGCTGAGTTTGAAATGTTTGTAAGGACCAGTGAAACTCACACACTGATATTGTCCAGGCACATACATGTCTGCGGTGAATCTCAAAGCACTATCCCAAACCGGTGTAGGATCAAGTTGATATGCACCGCGTATGGTACGTCCTTCAACTGGTAGGAATTCTACTCGTGCCCCAGCATGAATTATTTCACAGGGTACACTGGGATAGGTTCTAGCAGGTATGCGTATAGTTTGATCTTTTACTCCAAGATACATCAAGCAAAGAAATAGTGCATTGCTTTGATTATCAACAGTAATTGCATATGGTGCTCCGGTATAATCTGCTAGGGCAGATTCGAAGTCTTCAGTGACTTTGTAGACGCCTTGTGCCATTGCTTACTCTTTGGCTTTAGGACGATCATTTTCCAACAAGTCTTTGATTACACGGATTGCTTTACGACTAGTGTCGTACACATACTCTTTGGTTTCTTCTTCGGTTGCGATAACCAAAATGAAACCATTGGCAGCTCGACGGATTTCGATTGATTCAAACATAATTGATCCTCAAGTTATAGATAATGCAAGTATAGCATTATCTAGATAGATTGTCTAGCGTTTTTGCCTAACAGCGTTGTCTTTTTTGGGCCTATTTGTGCCAGAATCGGCGCCAGGAGGTTTAATACTAACACGCCGGCCGGTAACCACATTAGGTGCAGCCACTGGCTGTTTTTTCTTACCAGCGGTGTGGGCCGGTTGACTATCTTGTTGAGCAGGATCGTCAACGTCATTGGGCTCAGGCAACTGCTCGGGACGAGTTCCTGGAGGACGTAGCTTGAAACTAAAACCACCTTTGGTGGGATCACTGCCACCGCTTTTGGTTTCAATGGTAACAATGCCGTCTAGTTGAGCAGGCCACTGAGTAACAAACTTCATTATGCCAGTTTTATTGTCTACTTCGGCATACTGTTGAATAAAATTCATACCCAGTGTTTCTAATATAGCACTTTGAAATTCTGGTACTTCTCCGCTGTTGATAATATTCATTACAGCTTTTTTAGTTTCATAAGTTAACTTACCACCATCACTGCCACTGCTACGAAGATTGGCAAATAGTTTACTAAATTTACTTGGCAATGGTGCGCTGCCTTTTTGTTTGATATTGTCAATGACCATAGCTATAACTTGATCACTCCACGGCAAAAACGGCTTAAACATTCCAGGAATCTTATCGCCATGTGTTTCTGCTAACACATTCATCACATAAAACACCTGGCTCACGCTGGTTGGTTTCATTAATGACTTGTTTGAACAAATATCTAATATTCTTACCACAGTACTGTAGTCTGGGTTGTCTCGGACCGAATCTGGTATCTTAAGTCCGCTCATACTGGGTGCTGCACCACCACCTGTGCCTTTGCTACTGATATTAACTGTGTGCCCAGTGGTACGATTGGTTACTTGAGCAAAACTATCTGCTAAAGGAGTATTGGCTTTGCTAGGAAAATTCAAAGTAAGGCTTTTAACATCTCCACCTAACCATTTCGTAAATGCGGCCTGTTTTCCTGGCCCACCGGCCCATTCTGATCTGCCAGTTACCATGGCCAGCACACCAAGATATTCACCAGCATAATCAACTATACTAGTTTTAAGACCTTTGTCCTTGAGTAACTCGGGTGGGATTACAACAGGTTGCCCTGACACAATCTGCTTGGCCATTTGTATAACTGCTTGTCCATACGGAGTACTATTAAGCACTTCATTACTGGCCAACATCGAACCTAACTGCTTGCCAGCAATAGGTTGGTCTGTGATATTAATCTGACTGGGCTTAAGCAAGGCACTTTCTTTGCTGACTTCTTGTTCACCGTCTTGTCCGGGCACAGCACTGGCTCCACCAAAATCACTGGTTTTTAAGAAGCTGCTCATGAGCCAAGATTGACCATTCACGTCCTGTACTGAATAAGATCCTTTGAAATTGTTTTTTTCGTGATCGGCTACAATACGAGCCGCTTCCCTGGGATCAACTTGAACTTGGTCACCGTTTTGAGTATAGAAAGGCTGTCCAGCTTGGATACGTTGTATGACTTTTTCAAAGCGGCCAGGACGTTTGAGAATTTCACCAGGAGTAAGGAATTTGCCTTCTTGTAGTAGGTCAAGTTTGTTAAGTAAATCGCGCATATTCTATTTATTACGTAAGCCATCTATCAAGTCATTGTGTAATTTGTGTTTGACTTTTAAGTATTCTAATTCAAACTCGTTACAGGCTGCTTCTAAGGTGTCTAGTCGATACTCGGCATAAAGACCTAGCCTAATTATAGTAGCCAAGCTATTTAGGTTATCTTTGTGTTCTTGAATATCAACTACATGGCGGCAACTGCGACTAGTTTTTAGTGCGTCCCATTGATCTAGTAGTTCTTGTGCTCGAGTTTCTGTTGTGGCCATAAATAAATGTAGTTCACGGGACTGCCATCCCCAACTACTCTAACGCCTAAGGGAGCATCAGCAATGTTATTTAGTTCCATCAACATCCCTAGTGGATTTTATGTTTATGCATACATCAGAAAATCCGGTACTCCGTATTATATCGGTAAAGGGAAAAATAAAAGAGCATGGACTAAGCATCATATTCAAATTCCAAAAGATAAATCGAGAATAATTATTCTCGAATCAAATTTAACAGAAATAGGAGCGTTTGCTCTTGAACGACGGTACATTAAATGGTGGGGTCGTAAAAACAACTCTACTGGCATTTTAATTAACGAATCAGAAGGAGGAGAAGGTTCAACTGGTAGATTTAATTGGTATAAAGGTAAGACAGAAATAGAAAGATTTGGCAAAGAAAGGGCGAAAGAAATTAGCGAAAAAAGGGTCAGATCAAACAAAGGAAAGTTGAGCCGACCTGGTATGAAAAATGGAATGTTTGGTCGGAGTGCTTTGAAAGAAAAAAATTATAAATTTTATACCAACGGTTTAATAGACATTTGTGTTATAGAAGGAAATCAACCAATTGGTTTTGTAAGAGGTGTAAGTAGAACTAATTCAAATGCCAAATCTTATACTGTAATAGACCCTGTTGGAGCAAAGTATTGTTTACCCAAAGGAGATCTTGAAATTTTTTGCCTTAATCATAATGTATCTCTCAGTGGACTTAGACAATTGGCTAGAACAAATAAAATTGGTAAAAGAATGTCTGTTAAAGGATGGCGATGTTTTTACACAGAGTAATCCTCCATTCCCGCAGTCTTTAATCTTACTAAATGTCCTTGCATATAATTTTTTGACTCTAATCCCTTCATGATTCCGAGGTACTTATTTCTTAAAAGTGCAACTTCATTTATGATTGTTTCATAATCAATGACTTCATCAGTACCATCTACATATTTTTCAGCATCTCTGCTACTCAATGCCCTATTATAGTTTTCGAGATATTTCTGAAAATGGACTTTTCGTATTTTACGGAGTTGTATATTAAGGAAGTTAAGCACCGCTTCAATCTCTTGTAGTTGATTAAAACGATGCTCGGTAATCCCAGGCAACTGACTAATGCTCTTTTCTACACTACCGCGTATATGACATTCAGTTCTTGCTGTGTCTAATTCACGTTCGTAATAAGCTATAAAGTCCGGAATATTGGCTATATCCTGTACTACACGATTGTACCACATTATTCGTCATAGTCTTCGTCATAGTCATCTTCGGCTGGGCCGGCGTATTCCTTAAACGCACGACCCAGGGCTGCATCTGTTCGCCCAAATTCTTTAAGCTCTGCATCGTCAAGATAGTCTACCATGATACTCATAACATTATCGGCTGCTTCTTGGCGATCTTTAACAGGTATGTACTGCTTTAGAATTGAATATGCTTCACTGAGCACTTCTACATCAATGGTCATTTGGTCTTCCTTGATTTCAATGAACGAGCTAAACGTAACACAATATTCTCTACTTTGTCAAGCTCATGTCTGATTTCAATTTGCTCTTTCAAATCTCGCAAACTGTTGTCAATTAGCTCTATGTATCTTATTAATTTATCTACTCTAGCTTCAAGCTCATCAAATCTATCTGGCATCACTCGGCTTCGGCACTATCTCCCGAAGGCTCCTCTTTCGTTACCTGGTGTGGATTAGCCACAAAATCGGCCATAACCCTGTCCAGACTCGAATCCTCATTGCGCTCCCAGGCTTTACGAAACTGCTTAATCACAGTGCCGTCTGCCAATGTATATTTAAGACTATTGCCATCTTTTTGAAGTAAGCCTTTTCCTTCAAACAAGTCTACCAAGCCTGAGTAGGGATTCATCCCAGTCTCATACGGAATTTTGACTTGTACACTTTCAAAAGGTTTGGCATATCGTGTTTTCATAATCTTACAGGCTGATCGAATGCCTTTGACTTCGGATATCTTATTGCCATCCTCATCCTCTTTGAGCTTGAGTTTACGCATGGCTACTACAATCGAACTAGCATAGATAAAGCCTTGCCCACCTGAGATCTTGTCATCCGGATCAAACATGTCTTGGCTGGCATAGGTATGATTAGTTGCTACTAGGCCAATGTTAAGACTGCCAAACATATTCACACAGTTTCTAACCAATGCTGTTAGTGCTTTGGGCTTTCGTCCTAGGTCACCTTTAAGGTCGCCTGCGTCAAACTGATTCACATCAGTGGGAGTCAACAACATGCCCAAGCTATCTAATACAAACAAGACTTTGGGACGTGACTCTTCAGGTAATGTTTTGTACTCTTTTACGAACTCACTAATCATTTTAGCCACATCATCAATCATGGCCATGTTGAGTTTGAGTAATTTACTTTCATCAGTATCAACGCCTAGTGCTTTAAGCCAGTCTTCGTCTAGTGCGTTTTCAGTATCAATAAGGATAGGATAGATACCTTGTTGTTGGGCGTGCCTAATCAAATTACCACTACAGATAAAACTCTTACCGGCACCAGATTCGCCAGCAAATACCGTTACTTTACCAAGAGGCACTCCCCTGTCAAAAGCACCGGAAATTAGGTAGTTTAAGGCGTAATTTCCGGTGGAAATCCAGTCTGTAGGGTCGTTAAATCCAATGCTAACGCCTTCAATGCTCTTAGTTATGCTTTTGCGAAATTTCGACAAATCAAAAGGTCTTTGTGCCATTATTTTATTCCCTTTGGATATTCTCGAGGTTGGACTATAATGTCAGTCCTACCAATGGCTTGTAGCCAAGTATTCAGTCTGTGAATGATAGTAGAATCGTCACGTGGGTTATCAAAGTTTATATTACAGTCCATAACTGTGTCTCCGGTGCTGTCTTCTCGACTGGAAAAATTGAGAGAATAGCTCTCATTAATCTTTGTAGATTTTGCCATATTTTTGTCCTAGCAGATGGGATGGACAAGGGCCTGGCCCTTGTCCTAGTACTACATTATTACTTTTGACGGTTGCGAATCATCGCAAGAATATCTTCGGCACGTTGGCTAGAACTCTTGGAGTCTGCTGCTGGTGCCGGAGTTTTCACTGGGGCAGTAGGTGCCACATCATCTTCATCTGCATCCATGTCCTCTACAGAGGCACGGGCTGGGGCAGCAGGTGCAGGCGAAGCTGCTTCAGTGGGCGCGGTTCCAACATCCAAACCAGGTGGCTTGTAATATTGCCCCCAACGCTCTGCATCATATTCCTTCCCGTCTACAGAAGCTTCAAACATTTCCTTGATGATCCTAAGTTCAACATCACCAGGTTTCTTGGGTAAGAACTCACTGAGATTGAACAGTCCATATTTTTCGATTGCCGCTAAATCGTCTGAAGCCAGCGCCGTCTCACGACGTGCCCATTTACTAGTGCTGTAATCAGCATAACCACCTTTGCTGGTTTTACTTACAGTAAAATCCAAACCATTCTCATAATCTGTAGGAAGATTCTCAAGCTCAGGATCCATTAATGAACCTTTAATAAGGTTAAAGATCTGCGGGCTAATAATAAACCTGCGGATGGGATTTTCAGGAACCCTGTCCTCTTTCAGCGGATTATCGCGCACAAACCCTTGAAAAAGATATGACTTTTTCTTCCAATACTTACGACCCATTTCTTCCATACTTGGATCTTTGAACCAGGTACGAACTTCGGCCAGGATCGGGCAAGGAGTATCCTTACCATACATTTCCATACAGGGCACTTGAACAATCACTGGACGGCTATCTGCCTGTCCTTTGATGCCAGCAAACGGCAATTTAATCATTGCACGTTCAACCCAAAAGAAAGTATTTTTGGAGTCGGCGTCTGGGAGGAAACGAATTTTGGCCGAGGAACCTTCTTCGATGTTCCAGTGTGGGTAGATCCCACCGTCGCCATTTGTTGAACCGGATGAGCCACGGTTCTCGGCTGCTGCTAATTTTGCGCGAATTTCTGCTAGTGTAGTTGCCATGATGAATGTCCTTTATATTAAGATGGTCTTACAAAAAGTGCTTAGATATACTCTGCACAATGCATAGTATAACATTTGTATTTAGCTTGTCAACAAAAAAGACAGAATAAATCTGTCCGTTATAAACTTAGTAGTTTATCGTATCCCTGCTAATCGACGTATGTCGCCTACGTCGTCAGTGTTTTGAGCCTGTGTGGCTCTAGGATTGTTTTGATCTTGGTTTGGTACCACGCTGCCTATTTCTGGCATCATGCTTTGATACTCAGGATAGTTTTCTACAAACCAATCATCAATAATTTTTCTAACATCGGCTTGTTCGCCTTGCGTTTGAGCAGCTTGGCTGATCAAATCAACCAGTTCTTCATTGTCGGTAACTGAGCTAATTGCTGCAATTGCATCCTGCCCATCACGTCCGGCCTTGATAGGCTCTTTCATAATGGTTTGTAACTGTTCTAAATCCGCTTCGCCTAGTTCTTCGTTGACCTGTTCGGCCCAATTACTAAATTGTTCTACGTATTTGGCTTCTCCGACTTGACGCTGTTGATAGGCCCGATATACATAGGGCAACGCTGTGGTAAGACGATCATCAAACATCTTTTTCACAAAGCGTTCTTTAAGCTCATCAATGTCATAGTCATCTTCGATATTGGACTCTGGTATAAATGTTTCTGCAAACTCTTGATAATGACGAGTTTTTCCTAGTTTACCCAAATTGGATTTCAAACCACGATAACGCTCAATCGCGCTTTCAACCATACCGGTGGTTTCTGTATCTTCAAATTGACGATGGCGAGTGCTGCGTACAAAAAAAGCCAAATTATTCATTTCTTCGGCTATGCCTTGAATATGCTGCCCTGCTTCATCATAGATTTTACCGCCATGTGCTAAATGCTGTGCCATAGCACGACCCAGGCTTAGTTTATTGTAAGGCATACGAAAACGTTCGCCCTCAGCAGTTTCTACAAACATGCTTTCAATTTTTCGACTGCGGGCGCCCGGTTTGCTTTCATCAACTGCTTCACTATGGCGTACTATCAAACGAGTAGCACCAAACTCTTGTATACTGGTTCTTGTGGTACCATGCCATTGTACGCTTTCTACCACTGGACTATTGGCACTAGAATAGTTACTTTGCTGGCGTGCAGTGGTTTCCACATCTCTTTTGGTCAAACTGCTGCGATTAATATCGCGTATATCAAAGTTTAACATATTACGTCGAGCAAACTGTCGAAGATTACGAAGGAACTGTTGCCATTCTGATTCTTGCTCAGGTGTAAAATCCAGTGCCATACCTTTGCTGAACGTAGCTTTTAGGCTTTTGCCATCCAATATGTTTAATGTAATTGTTCCATGTTTTACACCATCACGACTTTTATAATCAAAGTTATAAAACTTTGCCTGCTGCGGGTCGTCAATAGTCTTGCCATTTTCGTCGCCAATGGTCACATTGTCGAATCTGCTGCGTATTTTATTAAAAAGCTCGTCGGCTATGGATTCAATATTGTTCATAATACTATATTTAGTTATATCATAATGAATGGCATGGGTTCGATGATTTCATCAAAACTGTCTTTTAATTTACTGTCGATGTCGGGATCAAAACTCTGCAATACCTGAGTCATCCGCACAGCCAATAACATACTCAATACTAGATCATCTGTTTCACCAATCTTAGCAGCAAAACTACCAGCTGATGCTACAAAGTTTTTAAGTTCACTAATCAAGTTTCTGCTGTTTACAGTCATTTTTTTAGACTCAATCATGGTCTTAAGTTTGGCGCAAGCAGCTAGTTTACTTTTGTTGGTGGTAGTGAAGCCTTTGCGATATCTACGACTTTGTCCAATTTTATGCGGTTCGCTCAAAAATAAACCACGAATATTTTCTTCGCCCAACTCACTTATGGTAATAAGTGCTGCTTCACCTAAGGTATTGTTTTCTACACTATAATAGATATTATTTTCAGATCCAGTGCATTCATTGATATAGTTACAGATTTCTTTTAACACATTGATTTGACCTGGCACTGGTGTACGATTATGCTGCCATTCCGCCACTTGCTGACAACTAGGTAACTCTAGAACCTGAATAGCTGCCGGATCGCCGCCGGTGCCCAAGCTAGGATCAAGAGCCACAATATAGGTATTTTCCCTTGAAGGCTTTTTGTACCAGCGTATTTGCCCTTGACGTTCGATGGGTTCACGTCCTTCGAGGTCAATCAAGGTAGTTGGAGCAATTAGTGTTTCATCAAAAATCAAAAATTCACAACCAATCTCACGACGGAAACGATCGTCACCTAACTGTGCTCGCTGCTCTGCTGCCCATGTTTCATCTCTGTCAGGATGTTCGTTCCAGTGTGCTTGATATGCTTTGAACCCATTTATACCGAGCTCAGTGGGATTACCATAGCTATCTACACACTTATTGGCACCTTTCCATAGCTCAGCAAACTTGTCCTCATCGCTATTTGGCGTCGATGTGATAATAGCTTTACCACCAGTGCTTAATGTTGGTGAGATGGATGTCCAGAATTCTTTGGCAATAGTAGGACGCACATAGGCAAACTCATCAGCATATAGTAAGGAGATACTCATACCACGACCAGTTGTTTCTGTAGTTGTTTGTGCTACTATGCGTGATCCGTTGTCAAATTCTAAACTGCCTTTATTATAACTAGTAACACCGGCACGTATATGATCTGGCACACTTTCGTAAGCATACCTAACACGCTGCATGATTTCTTGTGCGCCTGTATATTTGTGTGCGGCCACTAGAACTGTACTGTCTGGTATAAACATAGCGTACCACAGTAGGTAGCCTGCTGCCGATGTAGTTTTACCAGTCTGGCGCGGCATTAGGCTGATACTAAATCTATAGTTGTGATATGTATTAATTAATCGCGTTTGATATCCATATGGCTGGTATAACATTCTTCCACGCACAGGATGCTGTATGTAGAAAAAGTTACTCATAAAATATTCTGGCCCCGAATCGGGATCTGCACAGGCCATAAACTCTCGAATCTGCTGTTCAGTAAATGATTCAGCAGTGTGAGGTTTTTTGATTAAGGTATAATCTAAGGGCTTGCTCATACTTTTACTTAGTAGAGCTTATTTTTTGTCTACTGGTTTTTCGCCCGTCAAATATGGTCTCGAGAACCAAAGTTTGAACCATTCAGGTGTACCTGGTTGAATATTATGTTCTCGTTCTAACCGTTGTTTTTCCATACCAGTTTTGCTGATGTTTATGCCTGTCATAGATTCAACTCGAGGTTCTACACCGGCAAGACGTTGTAGTTCACGCAAATCTTGTTCGCTTAAGAAAGCATCAGGGACTTGTTCTTGTGGAACAAAGTCTCCTGATTTAAAGTATTTTTGCACTATTGTTGATTTAAATTTGGGGAAGAAACAGCTCGCTGGAAACCAAACTTCCTTGCGTCATGACTACCAAATGCCATAGATTTATTTTTATTACCACTACTAGGAACATAAGCTACCGCCTTAGTTCCATTAATATCAAGCATTACTTTAGTAAAATTAGGATCTTTTTCAAATCTCTTATCCAAATCGTACTCTTTAAAATTAACCGCCACCTGCATATTTTCTGCACCCGGAAAACCATCGACATCAACATAAAGATTCTGACCTCGAACTGTGTGCCCAATAGTCTTAACTTTAACAGCAGGCAACGAGGCATTTGCGGCCATTTTTTGCTGCTGTGCTTGTGCGACAGTCGGAAGCGGTGTATCTGGCGCAGCTCGTGCATCTCCGCCCATAGCACCTAGAGCTAGTGCTCCACCTAAGGCAGCAGCACCTGCATACTTTTTACCTTTGGCTACCCAATCACGCCAGCCTGCTTCTAATAACGCTTCAGTGGGCCTAATTCCTTTAGACTCTAGTAAGGCACCAAACTGTCGCTTGAATTCAGCTTCACTTATTTTTTTTTTAGGTGGAGCTTTTTTATCAGCTACGGCCTTTTTCATTGGCTCTTTACGATCACCATCTTTATCCATGTCTAGAAAATCTGGCTTGCCACCTTTTTTAGCTTCCGCCACACCTTGCTCTGGCAAATTAGGTTTACGATGTTTTCCATGTGCATTTTTTATACTGCCTTTGAGACTGGTTATTTGATCTCTTGATGGAAGACCTTTTCTTGGTCCTCTTGATACTGGTTCACCTGTACCTAGGCGGCCAACTCCCTTTTCCAATGGATCTAGGCGATCATATTTGTCACCTACACCGCCCATTCTACGCTTTTGCCCCGGATCGTTTTCTGGACGCTCAGGAAAATCGTAGCCGTATCCGATGTCGTCATAATCGTCGCTGTCCCCGGGTTCTTGGGTATACAATTTGTCTTTGTACTTAGGATCACGCCATTTGGCCACTTCCGCTACATCTTTGCTGACTTTAAACTCAGCAAGAGCCTCGGTTAACTGTTTTTCTAACGCAGCCAACTCTTGGGCTTCACGCATGTTCATGGGATTGTCGCCACCTGAAACCTTAGGGTAACTATTCTTGGGACGATTTAAGTCGTTGCCCTGTTGCATTTGAACTTCAACACCCTGTACTTCAGGTGCTGGTTCATTAGCATAAGCAGCTTCTTCCATTTCAGCATCATGGCTGGCACTTGCGGGTCCAGCAATACCACTGAGCTTGAGTAACTGTGCTAGTTGTTCAGCAGCTTGACCTTGCGCCGTTACGGTTAGACTCTTGCTGCCTGTGCGTGTATCGGTGCTGGCATTGATGTTCATGCCCGACTCTTGTTCTTGCTGACCGCCCATCATTGCTTGATCATAGCATTCACCTAGGCGCTCAATGCTTTCATTTTTCTTACTGCGTTTCCAGCTGGTAGCATAAAGCACTTCCATGCCTTTCTTTTTACCATACTGTTTAATAAACTTGTCTTTGTTGCTCTTAACCCAATCTTCTTGACCAGGTGCAGCTTTTTCTTTTAATTCGCTTTCTTCGATGGTTTCTTTGTCATCGTCATCTTTTTCTTCGTCCTCAGACTCTTCTAAGTCATCTTCTTTTTCTTCATCTTTGTCATCGGACTCTTTGACTTGATACTTTTTACCATCGACTTCAAAATCTTTTTTACCGGCGGCTTTGGCTTTGGCTAACTCACCAGAGAACTCATTGCCTTCTTGAGTATCTTCTTCGTCTACTTTCTTTTCTTTCTTACTACTTTCAGTGAGAGTTTGCTTTTTTTCAAGTTGACTCAACGTGGCTAGTATTTTAGCGAAATCCATATTATTTTCCTTTGGGACTTGGTTTAGAAATTTTAGTTGAGCCCACCGGACTCAAACGACCTTGCGGCATGTCAATTGACTTTGAAGTTTCACCTTTGGCGGCTATGTCATACTTTCTAGTCAAAGTCTGTAGTTCTTTAAGCATACTGTCAGATCTTTGGTCACCTACTAGGTCTTGTGCGCTTTCTGTTTCTAGATCAGGATTGGTTAATATGCTGCCATCTTTACCTTTAACTGGTTCAGCTGGACGATATTCATGTAACATTTCTTCGCGGCGAGTACGTACACAAACTTGTTTAGCAGCAATGCCTGCATGCTCAGCTACAAGATGTCTAATTTGTTCACCAATGGTAGGATAAGTTAACTGGACTTCGAAGACCTGAACTTCACATGGCCCCATTCCTAAGAAATCAGCATGTTCTTGCACAGGTAATCTACGCCCTGCACGTACTTCAACAACTTTGTACATGGCCAGAGCAGACTCAATTTGCTCACGCAATTTATCAGCTTGACAGTTGGCCACACGAATACTAAATTCGTAGATGGGATTAATGTCAGCAAGATATTCTGTAAATGGCTTCATTTATTACAATCCTAATATGTTATATTTATATCTTTTGTTTACTTTTGTTCTTTGTTAGCTAAGATCTGTTTTAGTAACTCATTGCGATCTACTACAACTGCATGCCCATCAATTGCACTAACCGGTGACGACTCAGCTGTTTTAGCTGCTGCCTGATCTAACCGCAGTTTCTTTAATTGTAGGTCAATGGTTTTTAATTTTTTATCTATCTTAGCTTGTTTGGCAGTGATAGCATGCCCTAGTAATACTCCAGCAGTCTGTAGTATTTGACCACTGAACCTAGCTTCTACATTCATACCTAAATTCATTAGTTCTTCAAACTTGTCCCGAGCCATGTCACTTAATTCGTCTAGCTCATCATCGGCGCTGTCTAATTCTCGAACCTGAGGAAGTGCTTGATCTATACGATCAACCAATTCTGTAGCACTAGCTAGTTGTTGATTGCGCTCAGCAAATAATTCTTTGGGGTCTATTATCTCAGGTGTGGGTTCGCCCTCTGGCATGTCAGGCAAATCAAATAGTTCTTCTAGTCGCTTGGTCATACCACTATTTAGCGACGGCGAGCAGTGTTGGTATAGATTTGGTCTTCTGTTACTACTCTGAAGCGCATGCCGTACTGTTTACAAAATTCATTGGCAGCAGCCCATTTAGCTAAATTCAATGCCACCGCAGCACGATCTCTGGTACTACGAGCTTCATCTAAATTTGTTTCTTTACGTGGCTTAACTTCAATTACTTCTGCATGTTTTTGTTGACTGCGATCTACGTAAACCATCATAAAGTCTGGTACATAGATAGTATTACGTCCTGTAAATGGATTGCGATAAGGAACCATAAAAGGTTCACTAGCCCATTGTAGCACACTGGGATTATTGTCGCAAAACAACATAAAACTAAATTCCCAACTGCTACGATAAGTTGGTTCTTTGCGTCCTACATACTTTTCACGATTTTTTACAGTGTACTTGCCTTGGGCATACTTGCTCATGGCCTAATTAACCTCGACACATATTTGCTGGTCCTTGGTTTATTGTGTAAACCAAGAAAGCTACTGCCTACACGATTCAAATTCAAAAACATGGTAATATAAGCCAATGCCTCAGTGTCCTCTAAATTACGTAGACGTTCTATAATTTGCAAAGGATCCGAATTTTGCACTAAGCTGGTATAGATCACACTACTAGCAAGAAGTTCTGCACTAGCACGATTATTAGTGATTTTTTCAAAATAACCAATTACTATTTCGTTATCTGTACCACTAACAACAAATCCAGGTTGATAGTAGTTATTAAAAAATGTCGCTGAACTTGAGGTAAGATCTGATCTTACACTGGTTTTATTGAGGTTACTGGGTATTGCCATATCATCCTACAAAACGTTGGTTACTTACAGCTTGATTAAGTTGCTGTGTTTGTTCTGCTAATTGCTGACTTTGAGCAGCATATTCTGCTTGATTTTGCGATACAAGAGAGTTAGTCAACGATATTTGTCCTTGTAAATCCTTAATCACTGCATTCTTATTGTTTTGCCATTCAGTTAAATTAAAGCCTGGGGGAGGTACCATTGGAGGCGTAGCAGATGCAGCATTAGTTAATCGAGAATTCAAATTAGACAATTGGTTATTTAGAGCTTGTGTCTGCTGCTGAGTAGTATAAAGTTGTGCACTAGTCTCAGTGACTTGCTGCTGATATATATTAACTAGCTTTTGACTTTCTACAGCATTAGTAAAGGTGTTTATAGTTCGATTCTGTACGCCAGTAGGTCTTAATCCAGGTTGATTATTAATTAAATTCAAATCTGCACTGGCCTGATCAGGAACCACTGCGCCAGGATTAGCAGGTAGTCTAGAATTAACATTAGTCAAAGCTGGTACTGAACGTGCTTGTACATTTTGTGCCGGGCGACGCTGAGTGCGAGTCCCACCGCTGCCTACATATGGCAAGGATCCTGCGTTACGAATTCCAGTGTACTGACTGCTTACTATGCCATCTACACTAGACAACGTTGGCACAGTATATCCTGTACCGTTGTTTTGTTTCATATATTGATTTATGCTGTCAGTAATGACTTCACCTGCGGTTTGTTCAATAAACCCGTTTAATTCACTAATAGCAGCACGTTTAACATTCATGTTCCTAGCTGTGTTTGCAGCTCTGGCTGTTTTGAATATGGCACTAAGATAATCTTGCTCATTGATATCTGTTAAAATACTTTGACTCATATCTACTAAACCACCAGGACCAAATACACGATGTGTGCCGCCTGCGGTTACCAATGGGCTAGCTTGTGTATCGTAATGCAGATCAGCGAAACCCGGAGGGTTTCCAAAAGTCACTGACCCGTCGCTGTATAAAACATTTTCAAATTCTATTACCATATCATGCTGCATGAGATTGGCATCACCACTGGCTTGATGTTGTCCATGTCTAAACGATTTAATAATAGGATTTAATAAAATGTATTCACTGAATCTTTTTTGATGTAGACTATATAATCTCACACTGCGTAGATAAGGTTTATATGTGTCCGAGCGTCTGGTAAAACCAAAATTTCCAGTGGTTTGAGGTCTATACTTGTATTCTTGACTGTAAGTGGCATTACTGTGATCGCTGTCTCTAAAATAATACCTATAGTAGTCATACCAAAAATTACGAACTACGTTAGCACTGTCATCGTGGAACTGTATGCTAATGCTTTCAAACTTAATTTTACTTTGAACTAAATTAGGTCTATTGTAACTATTATAAGTTTTAGTTTCAATGTTAAATCTAGGTAAATCTGCTTGCTTGACCATCAAGCCAATTTCGCTTAGACTATTACGATTAATCATACTGAGATTACCAAGATCAGGATTTATGTCAAAGAAAACATGAAATAGAAATCCTTGCTTGGGTAATAGCCTATAGTTACTATCAACAAATAACCTGGTGGCGTGAGCATAATCACGCATGATATCGTCAATGGCTATCTGCTTAAGACTACCAGCAATAGCTTGAATAGCAGGGTCAAATATACTAGGCATTAATTGGTCCGTTTATGATATTTATCATAAAAAAAGGGACCCTAAGGTCCCTTTCTACTAGGCCAAACTATTTATAGTGTGACGTTATCGCCTAGCGTACGACCAACGTCCATACCAACACCAAGTGGTTGGCCTGACTCATTGGTTTGGATAGCATTATCAAAACGCAGTGTAAGCTGAATTGTCACTGGGTCATTGTTAGCATAATTTAGTTCCTGATAGTTGGCTTCTTTGATATAGCAACCATACAGCATCCATGTTTCTAATACTGTGGGCTCATACGCACCGTTACCACCATCTAACATTTCGCAACGTGTAACAAACTTATAATCACTACCAGAACTAGCACTGGCTTGTTCCATAAAGTCAAACTGTTTCTGTAGTTGCTCACCAACGATACGTGTAACATTGCCACCAGCATCGTCACGTATGGTGCAACTTACATCGCCCCAGGTGTGCTTGCCAGCAATACGAACCACACTGTTATAAACATGTAGGTCAGTATCAGCAAAACTCAGTGTTGGACGATTGAAGCTGGCAACTTGTTTAGTTAACTCAACTACGTCTGCACTGACGCCAATGCCTTCAAAACTCACGCGAAAACGATATTGTAATTTGGGCATTAACAAACCTTGTGTGCTGGCTGTTTGGTTTGTTTTTAGCGGTACTGTAAATCTACTTAGAGAGGCAAGTGCCATTTCAATCTCCTAATTCTATAAAGATATTTATCATTTTCGGTCCGAAATTTTCAGGCCATTATATACTAGTTTAATCAAAAACAGGCACTATAGTGCCTGTTTTTGTCTACCAGCTAGACCACTTATTGTGTTCCTGCTGTTAATGAACTACCACTGATTGTACCTGGGTTACGTATACGAATCGGTATGTAAATAAATTCAATTGCACGCATTGGTTCAATTGCTACATCAACATAGAGTTCGTTACGAGCAATACGATCGCTGGTATTGTTGGTTTCGTCGCAAACCACAACATAATCATAGATACCACGTTTAGCAATCAAGTCATTGAGTAGACTTTCAACTGCTTGCTTGACTTGGTCTCTGGTGATCTTGTCATTTGGTTCAAACAAGAACTGCTGAATCGCACCAGTAAACACACTACGCAAGTAGTTAGTTAATCTAGCTACGTTGATACGATCTAGTGCACTTCCTGATGTATAACGTGTCTTTTGACCATATGCTACGATACCTGTACCTGGCAGACTAGCGATTGGATTGATGCGGTTTTCATACAGCACATCACGTAGTCCGTTGTTCAGACCAGTTTTAACAAATACATTGCTAACTGGATCGACATATCCAATGCTGTTGACGTTGTCAATAGCACCACGACGTACACCAGCTGGTGCAAACCATGGATAACTAACTTGGTCACTGTACAAGAATGTACGCAACATCATATGGCTAGCAGGAACAGCAATTTCATTACCGTCTAGATCGTTGGTCAATCCTGATGGATAGTAAAGTCCTAGGTAAGCACTACTGGTCAACGCTTCAGTGTCACTGTGCGTGATAAACTCTGTTGGCTGATTCTTCATTGTCATTGGTGTGTCGCCAATGACAAAACCAGTCTGTCCACGATCATTGTTTAGAGCTACTAGATTTTGTGCTAGCTCAGGGTAACCTGGGCAGGTTAGTAGATTAAAGTTATAACCTTCTTCGCGGATATCAGGTACGCTGTCTACTGTGCTCTTAAGTGCTTGTACCACTTCGTTGCGCTGTGCACGACGACCCATGTATGGATGATTGTTTACATCAAACGCCACTGTACTGATCCATGTACTCTTTTGAGTCATGGTGTTGCCAGGGAAGGCTAGTTCATTAAAGTAATCTTTAACAAATTTCTTCACTGTGTAACCACTGCGACGTGTGTTAAACAAAATACTTCCACGTGGATACAGTCTTGCATCTGGACAATCTGGATCAATATGGTTACTGGTTAACATAGCAGCAGTATTAGGCATAGTCCCAGTGGTTGGGCTTAGTGAACTACCATTGCTCCAACGTGCATCTGCAAACACAATACCGTTTTGTGTAATACGATCTGCATTGTTGATCAATGTCCAGTCTTGGATTACTTCGTCATAACGCCATAACTTTGGATAGTTTACTAGATCACTACTGTCTAGCCAAATATCTCCGCTGCGTAATGGGTATGAAGGACCACCACTTTGGTGTTCTGGTTCTGTTGGACTGATAATTACACCATTGACATCAGTCTTGTCTAGGTCGTAACCGCGAGCATCAGCTGTTAGTGTACGATAACCTACCCAAGTTGTGCCATTGTTTACCATAATATCCACTGCGGTTGGATCACTGTAGTACCATAGTGTGCCATTTGCAGGATCTTCAGTTGGTGTTACGTCACTGTAGGTATAAGGCGCTGCATAAAAGTTACTTAACGTTATACTGTTAGAACTGGCTGGTACTAGTCCAGTGGTTACACCAGGTGTCGCAGTTGAAAATCCAGCTGTGGTTAATGCACTACCAGTAACATGTGTAAACACTATAATACCACCTAATAGGTGTTTGATAGTGATTGCACCAGTTGATGTTACTTCAGCACTTAGACCAGGAACATTAGCACCCAACACTGCCTGTACGAAATCAGCAGGAGTAGTTCCACCTAATGCTACCGGACTGCTGGTAGTAAATGGTGTTTGTCCTGGACGACTTACAGTGATGTTAAAGGTTTCTGTGCCGGCAAATGTAGGGTTGTTTACTGTACCAGTTACACTAGTAATACCTTTAACACGCTGTGTAAAGATCTTAAAGCCTACATGGTCTGTGGCTCCGCTTACACCAGTTCTATACACACCTCCACTGGCAAATGGTTGTGTGATATTAGATGGTGCATAGCGTACAAATACTGTACCCGAATCGATATTGATACCACCGCTCAGGTCTAGACGATCAAGAGCTTCGTAACCATCCCATAGTGTCGGTGTAGCAAGAGCTCTCCATGAATCACTAAAGGCATTGTAACGCTTGTAGTCAATGTTTACACCACTGCCCTCGGCTGTGGTCTTGATCCAAACTGACCCTTTTGGATAACCGTCTGCTGAACTAGCAACACGACGGAATGAAGGAATCTGTGTAAACGAACTAAATTGTGCGCTAGCTCTATTATAGGTCTGAGCATTACTGATCCAAACAGCAGGTGTTGTAGGCGGATTACCGGTCCATGTATAAGTTACACTAGTTCCAGGAATAACCACTTGATCTCCAACATTGGTGCCGGCCACGCCGGGCTCTGGAGGAAGAATGCCTAGTCTTTGTAAAGGTTTACCAGTGCCATCGTCTAAGATTAATTTGCCATCAGCTGGAGCAAGAGATCCACCACTCTTGGCTGCGGTTGTTACCTTAAATTGTAAAAATCCAAATTGGTCTGCACTGACAGCAATACCACTAGCTCCACCAAACCCTGCATCAACAGCAGTTTGAATTGTGCCGGCCAAGCTGGTCATATCTGCTGGGGCAATGGTAATGTTTACTGTAACACCGTTAACAGTAAATGTGCTTGGTACAGTCATACCACTTAGTAGTGTATTACCTGCGCCTGCTGCATTTTTACTGCTAACTACTACCGGAATATCATTGGCCCAATCTTCCGAACCTAGACGTACCCATGCATTAGCACTATTCTTAAACCAAACATTAATTATATCTGTACCTAAAATAGCAGCATAATCACCTTTTAATCCTACACTTTGTGCAGGCTTAGGATTGTTTGCTACACTAGTATCAATTTGATTAGCCTGCGTTGTATTTTGTAGATCTATTAAAATAACAGACTTGCCCACAAACTGACTGGCAGGTGGACGTATACTAGGATCAAATTCAAATATACCAAAACGGCTAGTACCTAGGTTGAACCAATTTACACCATTGGCTACTTTACCACGTGGACGAATTACTGTGCCTTCTAGGCTGTCAAGATCAATGTCAGCACGAATAACATAAGCACGATTGCCGATTCCCAACGCACTATAAGCGGCCATCAAGCCATATTCGTTCATTTCATCGCCATGCAATGGCGTATCGGCTGCACTGCGACGAAACTTGGGTAGACCAAATGTAGTCGACAACTCACGCTGACTGGTGATGCCGTAGACTTTGTTGGCATTTACTTTGGTTGTGCCTGAAGCGATTACTCCATTGATTGTTTTGTTTTGTGCTGTTGCCATTACCACTAATGGTATGGTAGAAACAGCCGATGGTAAGTATTGACTTTCGTCAATTACTGTAAGTTCTACACCTGGTGATACTAGTGCCATGATTTCTTCCTTATAATAGGTTTCATTACCCTTGCTTGTATTTATTTTATGGGCCCAAATTTACCAGGTTACCAGGTCCTTTCCTAGGTCCTTTCCAAATAAATATGTTTATGGACAGACCAATGTGCCCAATTTGCCGAAGACATCCTGTTGCGTTGAACTATTACAGGAAAGAACGTGCCTATTATCGTACGGCCTGCACAGGTTGTATACATCGTAAACGCACTCTTAAGCCCGAACCACCGGCCTGGGTTAAAAGTGGGTATAAGAAAAACGATCGTTGCGACCGCTGTGGGTATAAGCTACGATATCCTGAACAGAGCAATGTCTATTATGCTGACGGAAATGTTAATAATAACAATTGGCTTAACTTAAAAACTGTTTGTCTTAATTGCCAAATCGATGTAGGCAAGACTAGATGGCGTCCTAGCAATTTGACACCAGATTTTTAATCTGGTGATATAATTGATCTACCGTACCGTTGTTATCAACGACACGATCAAACTTTGTGCCCAACCAAGCCCATTCACTGGGATGAACATCTGGATACTGGGATGCCATATCACGCTGCTGATCTGATATGATCCATTGATCATCTGCTGATGTATGTATAGTTTGTAGGGCACAAGCCAACCATTCTGGTGGGGCACCACGTTCTACCAGTATCATTATACCCTCAACACCACGTATAGCAGCAACTTCATTGGGGAAACGCACATCAGATATAACAATGTTGTCTGTGGTATTACGCAGTTTATTTTCTAAACTAGCTATCCAGATGTCATCGTGGAATCCATGGCGGCAAACTTCGGTGCCCCAATGCTGTAGAATCCAGCGTGGAGTAAGAAAAGGAATGTTTAGACGTTTGCTCCACCAAGGATCTACTTGCTCACGCCAGGCACGACTAGCAGCAGTTCGCCCTTCTAACATGATTCTATCCCAACCAAACACACATGCTACAGCATCTTTCAGAGTATTAGCAAAACTTTCTCTACGAAAGCCGTGATAGTTGACTAAGTAATCGGCCACAGTGTCTTTGCCTGAACCGATAAATCCTGATATACCAATGATTTGTGTCATAGCAACATATTATTAGTTTATGATAGCTATGTCAACCTCCTTAGATACCAAAACGATTAGGACGATATCGAGGAACAATGCTTTGTTTATTGGTTTCTTTGGGTTCTAAGCTACGCTCGTGCCTATTAGGTTTTAAGGCATCGTCCCAATCTGTTCCGGCTGCTTGATAAGCCTGCTTTAACATATCACTTTCTAACTTAGTATATGGCGCCGCTACATTATTGCGCCCTGCCCAACTTTGTTTAGGAATAGACACTGGCTTAGAGCCATCAGCAGTAGCAGCAGCCATCATTACTCTATTTAGGTCATAATGTCTATCTGCGGTGCCTGCTACTCTATGCAAGCTAGGGATGGCTTGCTCTTGTTCCTTTTCTAAACGAACATTGGTTTTAACATATCTGTCTTCTTGAATAATTTCATACGCTCGCATGCAATTATTTAGAACATAAAATGCTCCATTGTTCTGTACACAAGTACAGGTTTAAGGACAAAAAAAATCAAACCCCGTAACGGTTTCTTTTCTTACTGGCAGTAGGACTCTTTTTGTTTACCGAATTAGATTCACGGCTTTTTTGATCTTGTACTACATGATCAACATCGCTGTTGATTACATTAAATGCTTGATGCATCATGTCATGCTCTAGTTCTGTGTAGGGTACCGCTACATTTTTACTATGAAACCAAGTACGGTCATCTATAGGCAGTTTATCCTTACTGCCATCGGCCATTGCAGCCGCCATACCTACACGATAAAAGTTATAGGTTCCATTAGTTTTATAGCCATCTCCATAGGCATGAGTACGATGCATAGCTTTACTATGTGACTTAGGCAATTTACCTTTATGCCCTTCTAATATAATTTCATTGATTTTCATTGTTTACCCTATTACCCAAGTCAACGGCATGCTACCATCTATCATATTTTTAAGATCTTCTTCTAATTTGGTCATTTCTTCACGACTTTCAGTGATCAAAGCTGTACCGTTTAATGTTGTACCACCTTGCGGCCCAGCCATAGTAGAGAATTTACTACGTGCTTCGCCTAGTATACCCTTGGCAAAACTATAAGCATAGTCTTGAATCCAAGGAAACGTCTGTGGATCATTAAAAATCATTATATCAGGCTTGTAATTGTAAGTATGCAATAGCACTACTTCAGCAGGATCGTCGGTGATAGGACTACTAACTTCAGTTTTACGCAGATCAAATCCAGTAACAGAAGTGGCCTGTAGCACTGAAGTAGCTAGTATGGTAACAGTTTGTGTTCCTGGATTCACTGTGGCTGCTGTATATACTCCATTGTATCCTGCTATAGGACAGTTTCTAATGTGTATACTGTCTCCTACTTTAATTGACCATACATCATGTGTTACAATACTGATTACGCTACCTGCCGCTGTACCGCTAGCGGTCATTGACGTCAATCTAACAAACTTTCTTCCAGTTTCTGGTATCTTGCGTACTAATGTTAGTTTACGAGTAGCGGCGTTCCAAGTAAAATTCATGTGGCCGCCGAACATTTTCATGGCTTGTTCTTGATATTGTGTGAACATTTCATAGTTAGCCAACCCACCTACACGCCCGGCTACCAACATGTAAGTATTCAAATAGCCACTGGCAAAAGGCTCAAATTGACTAGCTGTAGTTCCTGTCACTGATCCTATGCCCCTGCGATAGATTTGGCGCACTTGAACAACTTCTTGTGGCAGTATGTATTCCTGTGTTTCTGGCAACAGCTCAAGAAATGCATAGCTTTCCTCTACACTGTTTTGAGCACGTTGACGATATCGCTGTAAGGCATTTTTAATAGCTAGATCATAATGAACTTGATCTAGTTCAACATCAACTATACCGTCGGCAAGACGTAATCTTATGTAGTCTTTGATTTCATTGCGTTTATAGTCTAAACTGAACTCAACTTGGGAATCTTCAAATGCAATCGGCCCTGGGCCGCCCAAACTGTCAGCTTGTAAACTTAGTCTATAATTTAATCCGGTTTTTAATGTGGCCATAAAGTAGTCCTACGATAAGGTATTTATCGTAGGACTCGCAGTTAGCTGACCTTGAGCAGCAAGGTCTCCTCGTTAATACGTCCATTCATACGCACTTCTACAGCCTTAATATCCTTGAGAAAGGTGCGTAGTGCTACCTTACCAGCCTTAGCAAACTCTTTTAGCTGTTCATCTGGTTTACGCAGTGTCTTAGCTAGACTTTTAGCTTCATCGTAGCCTGTAATTGACGTACCTTTAACACCAAGTTGGCCCATGGCTTCTGCCACATAGCGTCCCAACTTGCGAGTTTTGGTGTTGAATATCCAGAGCTCTTGGGCTCCAATGATATCTGTGGGATTGATACTAACAACTTTGAGGCTACGATCTTCTCTGGCGAACTTGAGCTTGGCCACAACTTTTTCTTTGGCTGGCGCTTTACGGACTCTGGCTTTCTTAACTGCTTTTTTAACGCCGCGGTACTGCTCGATTCCAGCCAAAAGATCAGCAAGAAAGGCAAACAGACGTTTGTAATCACCAGCCCGATAGTGACGATAAGACTCCACCAATTGTGCATCTGATTTGTCCTGAGCAGTCATAAGTTCTTGAACACGTTTTTGGAACACTTGTTCATATTTACTTAATTGACTCTGCGGAGCCTTGTGTGCAGTAAGAAAATCATAGATCTTAAAGTCAATCTTGTTACCGCGCAAAACTTCGTCGTAATGACCTTCGATCTCACCAATTAGTTCCGCAGTACGCTCTTGCAGTCGATCTTGAATAGTAATCTTGCGCTCTACCACTGCGTCAGGTGCAACAGGCTCATCACCATGATCTCCGCTGCGAGCAGCCAGAGTTAGGCTATAATTAACTTGATCGTGAATATACTTGACATGACGATCTTTTAAGGGCATACCACGACGATGTGCCATAACCAAACTACAAGGCGTCATTAGCACATAACGATCACTGATACGCTCAAACTTGTCCATTACCTTCTTGTCAAGTTTACTATTACGGCGCAGCCAATCATTCAGGTGTTTGCGACACTGCTTGACTGAATAGTGATAGTTGTAGTACTGAAAGCTCTTACGTAGGTGATGATCAAAAGTAGCGTCATCGAATCCCAGTGCTCGTTCGGTGTCCCACTGCGGTTCCGGGCCAGTGGCCTTTTCGTCGCTGGCTAGTACACGAGCATTGGGTTCTTTTTTCTTGGGTACTTTAATGCCTTTAATAATAGCCATATTCGCTCCTACATTGACAATAATGCTAGTGTAACATATTGATCCAGATTTGTCACTGATTCTGAAAACTTGTTGTATAAATCCAACACACGGTGATTAGCCCCGGTCCTACTATTTACTAGCTCGCGGGATATGTCGCGTTTAAGGTTTTCGCAGGTGCGATACATGCGTAATAAGTCCCTACGCAACTTATAATCACCAATATTACGTATACGAGAGGGCAAAATCTCGTAAATTTCCTGGGCTTCTGCGTAGTCCATGTGCAATATTACTATAAGACCCAGTGGGCTGTCAACCTGCAATCCATAAATACTGCTATATTTGGAGATGTATTTTGCCACGCTTATCGCTTTGGAAAGACGGCGCTCACACTAACGATTACAATTTTATAGATCGTCGCATATCCGAAATGTTTACTATTTCGGGCACCGGGGTACTGGTTCACAAATACTTAGGACCAGTTGATCAAACTACGGAAAACGATGCTACACAACCTGTCTACGCCAATCAAAGCGAAATGAATATACAGGATCTGCTGTTTTTAGAAAATCGTGATCGCAAGTACGAATCGGATGTTTACCAGCTACGTGGCATTTACCAAGTTTCTGATAATGCTTTTGATCTTACACAGTTTGGGTTATTTTTACAGACTGGTACATTGTTTATGACGTTTCATATCAATGACATGACCCAAATTTTGGGTAGAAAAATCATGAACGGTGATGTGCTAGAACTGCAACATCTTGTTGACTATGAAGTTTTAGATGCCAGTATTCCAGTGGCGCTAAAACGTTACTTTGTGGTAACTGATTGTACTCGTGCTGCCGAAGGCTATAGTCCAACCTGGTGGCCACATCTATGGCGCTGCAAAATCAACCCACTGGTAGACAGTCAAGAATATCGCGACATTATCGACCGCATTAAAATCAGCGATGAAAGTGAAACTCCATTACGTGAAATTCTCAGTAGCTACGATACCTACCTCAACATATCTGACGCTATTGTTGAACAAGCTGAAGTAGATCTACCTCAAAGTGGTTTCGATACATCTGGCATATATCATGTCAGTAAAGATACTAACACACCCGATTATTCAGTCAAAGGGTATTTGACCGGCAGTGGCTTACCTCCCAATGGAGATTCCAGTACTCAGGGCACAGCGTTTCCTGCCAATCCTACAGTAGGTGACTATTGTCTACGTACAGATTACTTGCCTAATAGATTATTTAGATATGATGGAGCACGTTGGCGTATGATTGAGAATGTGGTTAGAACCAACACCACATCAGGTGCCGAAGACAATCTTACTCAACGTAATAGGTTCGTTACTAACGATCGTACTTTCAGAGATGTCAACGGACGCACTCAATCAGAAAAACAAAACCTTAATGATATTCTCAAACCCAAGGCAGATTAATGAGCAGCTATTTTTATTCCGGTCAGATACGCAGATTCCTCAGTCAATTCATTCGTGTATTAAGTAACTTTGAAATTGCACTGGGTAATCGCACAGGCACCAAAACATTACTGCGAGTTCCTATCTATTACGGAGACAGCAGCAGACAGGTATCTAGTATAATTGCTAAAAATTCAGAAAACAATTTAGCCAGTGTACCTGCTATGGCAGTGTATATCAGTGCACTAAAATATGATCGCAGTAGGGTACAAGAACCACAGCATATCAGCAAAATGCAGATACGTCAACGTGCATACGATCCAGTCACTGGTGAGTTTACAGAACAGCAAGGTGATGCGCTAACTGTAGAAAGACTGATGCCAGTTCCTTACTTATTGAGTCTACGTGTGGACATTTGGTGCAGCAACACAGATCAAAAACTACAATTAATTGAACAAATTGGCGTGATATTCAATCCCAGTATTGAGTTACAAAATTCCGACAGTTACGTGGATTGGACCAGTCTTAGTTATATTACCTTAACTGATCTTAATTACAGTAGCCGCAGCGTGCCAGTGGGCACAGAAGATCCCATTGATGTAGCGACCTTGAGCTTTGATTTGCCAATTTGGCTCAGTGCACCTGCCAAAGTCAAACGACAAGGTGTTATCCAGAAAATATTTGCCAGTATTTACAATGACAATGATATTGATTATGATAACAATATCTTTGATATAGAATCCAGTGTGCGTATCAGTCAGCAAATATTCACACCAATTGATCTCAATGTATTATATCTTGGCAATACATTAAAATTGTATGCCAGCAAAAATGCTGTACAATTTAACGATGGCACAGTGCCTGGCTTGGTTGAAGCAGATTGGCGTCTAGCCATACAAAACTTTGGCGAACTGGCTAATCTCAGTGGTGAGATTCTCAGCAACGGTATCAGTCAAGTTAGATTAGACAACAACGGTGTACTAATTGTAGGCACAGTGGCATATCATCCTACCGACAATAGCCTTCTAATCTTCAACGTTGACATCGATACTTTGCCTGTTAATACTATAACCCCGGTAAATGCTATCATTGATCCTTATAACTTAAAAGTTACTCCGGCATTAATTAATCCTGCTATAGGTGATAGGTATCTCATCCTGAATCCAATTGGTAGTTATTTTAATGACGACGGCGACCCATTGACCATTGACGGCCCCATATTATGGAACCGAGCCAATCAACCAGAACTTATAGCCAATACCAACGACATTATTGAATGGGACGGAAATCGTTGGGCAGTGGTCTTTGACAGCATAAATGTTAATAGTATACAGTATGTAACTAACCTAACCACAGGTACTCAATATAAATGGATCAACCAAGAATGGACTCGAAGCGTAGAGGGCCTGTACGGCGTGGGAGCCTGGAGTTTCGTTCCAAACACCTGACACAAGGTGTTGGTGCTTTTATCTATAGTAAAAATACACAGCGTTATCTATTTTTATTACGCAATGGAGCCAGCTGGCACATGACCTGGGCCTTACCTGGAGGCAAAATGGATGCCGGAGAAACTGTGATTGTTGGTCTTGCTAGGGAAATACAAGAAGAGCTAGGCGGTCGTATCATGGACCCTAAGCTAGTGCCCATTGAAAAATTTACCAGCGAGGATCGTGGCTTTATATATCACACATTCTTTGTTAGTGTAGATAACGAATTTGTTCCTGTGCTCAACAATGAACACATAGGATATGCTTGGTTGCCTTTGTCGGCCATACCCAAGCCACTGCACCCAGGCATAACTAGGACATTGGCTTGCGATGAAGTAGTTGAAAAACTACGTTATGCTGAAACTAACTGCTAGGTAGCCAGGGTATAGGTAAAAATTTTACCTGAATTTGAAGTGCCAGGTTTGGCTATGAATAATTTTTTACCATCACTACTGACATCTATGCCACCCATGGTTTTAGTTAAATGACTGATATTATAATGATTGAAGCTACGTACCCATGCAGCAGTGGTTATATCGAACGCCCTGGTTAAATTTAATTCATGTACACTGCCGCCAGTTCCAGTGGTGGTTACTGCTATTAAAATTTTCTTCCCACCTTGACTCACTACCATATCTACAAGACTATCACTGATTTGTCCTGGCAAGAAATATTCTGCCGAGAATATCGCGGTTCCTATGTTATAAGGTTGACTGGTTTGATAGGCACGTATACTACGTCTTGATCCGCACAATACCCATAGCATACCCCCATCGTTGCGTACACTAACCGCTCTAGGTTGTGTTTCGGGCGCAACCAACAGTGAACGTATAAAATTATTACTGGTGCTGGTTATACCACCATTGCTATTGAACAACCATTGTTCGATTCTCGCTCCGCCTAAGTAGTTGCTGTAACTAGGTACAAACATGAAAGTGTTATCTACACTGATAGCAAATCCGCCAGGCGTTGATGCACGAGCCACTGTGAATTGTCTTTGGGAGGCAGCATTTAATGCATTAAATGGTTCCCGAGGAAAATACAATTGATAATTATTAGTACCAGTATTGATATACAGCCGTAGTCCATCCTGCGTAAACCTAAACTTACCATTGGTTAAGTAACTGTCATATCCAGGGCCTTCTCTAGGACTATCATAAAACAGCGTAGGTGGTTGTGCTGTGCCAATGGTAAATGGTGTTGTTAGATCAACTTTGGTAACAAAATTATTTCGACTTGCTACTATGGCTGCTTCGCCGCCGGCCGTAAACTTGCAGGTTAACAAACTGCTAAAACTTTTTACTGTGGTACCAGTTGACGTGGCACTAGATATTAACCATGGAGTGTTTAAGTTATACTCTTTTACCAAATTGGATTCGGCGTTGCAAATAAACATTTTACGACCGTCGGGCTGCATGGTAAGATCACTAGGGTTAGAACTATTAACATAAACTTGATAAAAACTATCCACAGTATTGTTGGTAGGAATTGTTTGAGCAGTAGTAATTTGAAATGGTGTATTTAATTTTAATCGTATGATATATGTGCCTGTACCAATGTAAACGTACCTACCGTCATTAGTAATATCCATGCTATAGGTTGCTTCATATCCAACATAATTAGAATTAAGGTTTATACTAGCTACATAACTAGCTGAATTAATTTCCCATGGCGTAGCTAAATTATATTGACAAATTTTCTTATATCCGCCGGAAACCACACTGCTATAACTATCGTAAGCAGTATTTTGTATGCCATACATAATTCGGCCATCAGGACTAAATGCTAACCCAGTGATATTATATAAACTAGCGGTACTACTGCTTCCAGTTAAAGCAAAACTGTCAGTGGCACCAGTTTCGTACACTGCACTGGGTAAAAACCAAGGCGTAGTTAGGCGATATCTAAACATTGTGTCAGGTGTTCCAGCTATTACTGTAAGCACTGTGCCACTGTTGTTAATGTCGGCGCTGTAAGCATACCCGGATGTCCACAGTGGTAGAGTAATATTTCGTAAGTAAACTTCGTCTACTCTGTAGCTGGTACTAGGATCAAATGCTGTGCCTAAATGATGTAACCTAATTCTACCATTACTCCAATTGGCCGAATAATACATCTTAGTCCCATCGGGGCTGAACCTAAAATCATTTGGTCCTATTCCTAACTTACTGGTTTTCTTTTCGTACACTGCGGTGGTAATGTCCCAAGGATTAGGCAAGGTGTAAAAAAATACACTACCGTTACTGGATACCATAAACATACGTCTACCGTCTGGTCGAAACCCTACACCCTGAACTGAATAATAACTAGGAAATCTAGATCCTACACTTAAAAATCCCGCAAAACTCATTGCAGTTGGCTGCCACGCTGGCCCAGTATATCTGTAAATACGCTGCCGATAAGTACCACAAAGATACATATTAGTTCCATCAGGACTAAATGTTATACTGACCATGTTGGTTTCTTGATTTTTTACACCAAGTCGCCCTTGTTCTGCAAATCCAGCAAACTTAAATGCTTCAGTCACCGAGAAATCATAAACATTAGCTCTACTGCCATTGGGTATAGACCCTGAATATTTTCCTAATAGAAAAAATCTGCTGCCATCAGGATGCCAATATATACCGTGAGCGTCCCGCTCGAAAGAACTATAATTTAAGAATGGACGAGCATTAGCACCTTGCCATACTGCGGTGTTAACTTCCCATGGTGAACTCAATCGTAACTGCACTACTAGATCTTTGGTATTGCCAGCTATATACATTCTGCTTCCGTCAGAACTAAAATACAATGACGTTGGATATCTTTCATCTATTAGAGAACTTGTTCCTACATACGATGTCTGCCCTGTATAAGTAGCCGAATTTATATCAAATGGCGTAGACATGTTATACTGATAAACAGTGCCTGACAGACCCATCAAGTATAACCTGTGCCCGGCGGGACTTACATAGATATTTCTAGGACTGGTAGTAAGACTTTGTGTACTTAAGTAACCCTGCAGACTGATTCCACCAAGGTTGAAAGGATCAGTTAAATTAATTTGTACAATTCTATTACTGTCATCACTGATAAAAAACATGGTATTACCAGTTGCACTAATTCTAAGTCCAGTTACTATATTCAAATTAAGCCCACTGGAAACATTATTAACTGCTAACTTAGGATAATTTGCAGCACCTTCCCAACGAGCTGAATCAATTTCCCAAGCAGTGTCTAAGGAAAATTGCAATACAGCACGCACATTGGTACTGGATAACCCATATGCCCTAAGCAACAAATACATTCGTCGCCCAGTGTGATTAAAAGCAATGCCTTTTATATCAGTGCTAGATTTCCATACCACTGCTACAGTTTTAGGATCATAGGTTTTAGCATAACTGGCTGTTGCTATGTCATAGGCAGTAGCAAGATTAAACTGATAAACGCGATTGTTTTGTGAGCCGGTTAGATATAATCTTGTACCATTGGACCCAAAACAGAAATTCAGTGGAGCGTTATCTACGCTGCTGACATTTAAGGTACTACCCGCGGTGACATTACTGAACAACGATTCACTAACAAGATTATATTCAGTGATAACGTCTGTGCTGTCCAATGCCCAAGCACGATTGTTATTAACAGAATCATATACTGCGGCAATTAATGTATTACTGGTATTATCAGTAGTATGAAATCTAGGCCAATTTTGTTCACTGTCCCAAGATAATGCACCTAATCCAAAATTATTTCCACTGTCAGGTGTAGGTGCTGGCTTAGGTGTTACTACACCGGCTGCTGCTACCAAGGCCCAGGTTAAGTGCATTAAACACTACTCCCGACCCAGGCTCCGTATAAAGTAGTATTGATCTTCCAAACTACCACAGTGTCACTGCCAGTTAATAGCGGAGTGACATTGCCTAGTTGACCTACCCAAATTATGTTAGGCCAATATAGTTGATGTGTGTTGGCACCGGTGATCATTAATATTATACTAGTGCCACTTTGTAGATTATCAGTCAGGAATGTGGCCGCAGTCAAGGTTAATATCTGTATGGTGCCATTGAATGGATCAAGCACACCGTCAGTTAATGTGTGTACTTGATATTTCACAGTGCGATTCAGTGTGGTTTCTTCTAGGATTTTGGCACTAACAGTTTGTGTACCACTGGTTCTTACCACAGTACTGTCAACTGCAACAGCACCATTAACAATACCAATTCCTGATCCTGCTGTAAATGCACTGCGTATTTCTGCGGTACTGGCACCTGCAAATGTAAAAATTCCTGTACTAGGGTCGTAGGCCAAACTACCTGCCCCTCCAGTGTCATTCACGCTGATACTGTTTAGCGCGGTCAGTGGGGCTAAGGCTAGGTTCCAAGCGTTGCCGTCCCAAACATAGGTACGTGTACCAACTTGGTAAACTTCATTTATACTAGGTGAATTGGGAAAGTCTAAGGCCATGATTATGAGAATGTGTATACAGTTTGCCAACTACCATTATAGTATATCTCAAAGGTATTGGTTGTGGTATTTACACGCATACTACCGTTAACTGCTTGTGGTATGCGCTGTGAAGTAGTTCCTGAGGGCACGGTTAGGTGTCCTGTGCTTTGATTGCTTTGATTACTGATTGCAGTGACCGAACTTGGCCCAGTTGCTCCCGGTGGGCCTGTCAAACCAGGTGTACCAGTGGCTCCTGGCACTCCGGTGGCTCCAGTAGCACCTGTAGCACCAGCGCCGGTGGCACCTTGCGGACCAGTGGCCCCTGTAGCGCCACCTGAATCTCCACGTGGACCAGTGGCTCCTTGCGGACCAGTGCTTCCAGTGGCACCCCCAGGATCTCCTGCAGGTCCAGCTAGACCCGTAGGTCCAGTGGCACCAGTGCTGCCAATCTGTCCAGTACCAATTTCGACCCATTGGCGGCTGTTGCCATCGTCTAAATAAAAATATTGTTTACCAGTATCAGTATCAATCCAAACATTAACACGCTCAGGACTTAGTACCACATTAGGTGGTATGGCACTGAGGTAGATCATACCACCAATGCCTACTGCGGTGCTGCCTATCTTGGTCCAAGAATCGTCTGTGCTGTCATATTGGTAAACAGTATCGTTGACGATCACTGTTTGATTGTTAACTGGATTTGAGGGGAATGTCATATTATCTCACCATTATCCACCAAAGACCCATAATGCCAACCTCAACTGCTTGAAAGTATGGAGTCGCTCCAGCAGTGTTAAAATTACCAAAAGCAATTGCTCCTGACAGGCTATCATTTTGAGCCAAGGTAACTGCTCCGTTATTAATATTTATTAAGCCACCTGGCCCTCCAGGATTGTAATTTGATGCTCCGCCCCCATATCGCACACGCATCTGAGTTATGCCCGAACTAGGACCATTCCAGGAATTCATCGAAATAGTTCCGTTAGTGCTAGCACTGTAAAAAAATGAATAGGGGCCTTGATAAGTAGAGCCACTGTAAGTATATCCTAAATTATCAGTAGTTCCATCGTGATAGCTGGTATAATTTGTTGAATATCCAAAATTCGTTATGTTAGTATTTGTTAATCCATTTCCGTAAATAGCAGGAAAATTAGTAGAGTTAGCAAATTCGTTAATTGATGAGAATGATGTATACAACATCCAGCCACCACCATCATCTGCCATATTACAATATATTTCTCTGGCTACTCCATTGATTCTTACCCAATACTTACCATTTGTAGTAGTACTAGTCAATAACTTAATTGCCGAGGCCGAACTTCCTGCTCTTGCAGAAGTTGAACCGTCGGCCCATTGTCTTATAATATTAAAAGATCTTGTTGATTGATTTCCGGCATTATCAGTGGCAGTGATGTCAAAATTTGAAGTCACACTGGATGCACCTGGATTTGGTATGTTTCCAGTTATATTGCCAAATAACAAACTTAAATTTGCACCAGTAGGTAAGCTACCGCTAGTTAAACTGTAAGAAATCGTTGCATTTGCGTCTGGGTCTATCGCTAATACTGACACATTATAATTTGCATCAGTCGGAAACACATAGGTAGCAATGGTTCCACTAGTAGTTGACCAAGTTGGAGTGCCTCCACAATCAATGCAGTCTATTCTAGTTACTTGTCCACTTGCTTGAACTACTTTTACATCCAGTGGTTCCTGCGCTACCGTAAAATCTTGCGGAGTTCTTGCCCTCAGAGTGGCACTATCAACAAATATTACTGTGGAAGCAATATACTCTGTACCTGCATTATCAACAAATTTAACTGTGGCATCTGATGTAAAATTAGCACCAATTATAGTAAATTCTGTGTTTGCTTCGCCATTGTAGGTAGCAGGCGTCACAGAACCTATACTCGGCGGTTGTTCTCCAAAACTACCCCAACCTACGCTAGTGTATACCTCGGCGAATCCTGTAGTACTGTTGTATCTTATCATACCGGTGTCAGGAGTTTCAGGACGCTGCTGAGTATTGCCACTGGGTAAATCAAAGTAACCTGTGCTAGTGCTGGCTACATCATAGACTGCACCAGAGCCACCTCCAATTGCACTAGGTGATTGAACTTGCCAACGATTGCCAGTCCACGACCAAGTAACACCTGCATAAGTGTAAGTTTCGTTTATTGTGGGCGTAGTGGGAAAGTTTGCTGGCATTTTTATTTACGCTATCAAGTATCTAATAATAACAATACCAGAGCCGCCGGATCCACCTGAAATACCGCCTCCACCTCCACCACCAGTATTGGTAGTACCAGATAATCCTGCAGTACCATTGTTACCACCGCGGCCACCTCCACCGTTTCCGCCCGATGCAAATGCACCGCTGTAACTGCTTCCGCCACCACCACCGGCATAAAACACACTGCCACTAGATATATTAGAACTGGAGCCTACGCCGCCGATACCACCCCCATTGGATACTCCATTACCACCTACACCGCCAGCACCACCACCTCCACCTCCACCGTCGGCGGTATTTTGAAAGTATCCCGAACCGCCGTTATTGCCCTGACTTGGTGTCACAGACGGCGTATTACCAAGTCCAACACTCGAGCTTCCACCTGAACCACCGCCGGCAGCTCCACCACCTGAACCACCATCGAGACCTTTTGACCCAACTCCTTGACTTTGGCCGCCACCGCCACCTGCCGAACTAATATTTGCAAAGGTAGAAGCACTGCCTGATGAAGCTGCTGCTCCTCCGGCGCCAATTGTAACTAAATAACTGGTTGAAGTAGTTAAAGTAGTTGATGTGCCTGTTCTAAGGCCACCAGCACCTCCACCAGCTCCACCATTACCATTTCCACCGCCACCACCGCCACCAACAATTAAATATTCATAGTTGCCAGTAGGAACGAAAGTACTGGTAACGAAATTTTCAGTGCCAGTAAATGTGTGTATTCTATAAGTACCTGATATTAAGATATTTCCACCTGTAGGCATACCCACCACCGACAAAGCGTATGAATTTGTTACTCTACCATCTGAGGTAATTACAAAAAAGTATCCAGAAGTACCAGTGCTTAAATTATAAATATTAGCAGGTACAGCAACCGACACTGATGAACCATTCCCGGTTGGTGTGGCCGAAACATCTGCTGTAGTAGTACCGAACACAAATCTTACTATTACAGCCCCAGATCCAAAACTTGTCCCTAATATCGTTAAAGTTGTTGGTGTACTTGTGTATATTCCACCTGAAATACTAATGATGGTTGGAGTCGACCCAGTAGACGATTGTTTAATACCTCCGTTAACATCAAAAGTACCGTCCGGAGTCCAAGTTTCTCCTGAACCTAATGTTACCCTTTGAACTATTCTTTGTGTACCATTATTATCAATTTTAATGTTAATAGTAACTGGTGCTGTATCTTTATTATAAATTCTAGTAAATTTAATGTAACGTTGTGTTCCTGAACCAGGCGCTGATGTTAATATTACATCAGTATTTCCATTAAATGACCCGTCGTTGCTGCCACCTACAAATGTTGTTCCATTACTATCAGCCCAGGCCGTGGTAAAATCTGGATTTACTGTAGTCACTGCTGCCGATAAATTAGCCTTCAATGATTTCGTTGTTGTATCTAATATAAACATTTAATTGTCCTTAGCTCATATACCAAGAAAATATACTACTTCCACCACTAGCAGCATTTCCAGAAGGACCCGGAATTCCAGCCGGACCAGTGGCTCCCACGATGCCACCATCTCCGGCAGGCTCGATCCAAATTCCTGTGCTGCCTAAATCAGCGAATACGAATTCTTTAAGGCTTTCTGATTCTAACCAACGATCCCCGGGCGCAGGTGCCACAGGAGCTGTATTACCGTAGGTAAAATTATACGAACTGACTGTACCGCCACTGGCAGCAGTGATATTCACCGTGACATTGCCACCTACAGCACTGGCAGCAACTGTATTGCCTACAAAGTTAACACTAGTAGCACTTTGTGCAATTAAATTACCTTCATCGTAGACAGCAATATTAGCCGCGACAGCACCAGCAGCGATCTGCTCAACAGTAATAGTGCCTGCTTGTATAGCTGTGCCGCGGAGTTTTCTAACCATTTTATATTTATTTAATAAACCCAACTAACAAAACTGAACCTAGTCCCTTCTGTGATTGTTGTTACTTCATGTGGGTACATAAAATTGCTAGGAAACACAATTACGTCGCCTACGCTAAGATTAACAGTTTCTCCGCATAACTTAAACTCCCCACCCTGAAAATCATCGTTTAATAAACCTAGTACAGTGAGAGTGGGAATTCCTCGTCGTTTGCCATCAAACAGTGTTTGAATATGGTCGCAGTGTAATTTCATATTAGTTCCTGCTTCATATTTGTTGAATCTGATTTCACTGGCTTCATTCCATGCCGTAAACCATGACATACCCAATTCGCTTATGTACTGGTTAATGGGTTCTACTAGCCGTTTTTGCATTAGAGTTTTGTACGGATTAGGTGTGTACGTAATACTAAGATCGTCGTCGTAGCTGTTGTGCTGGTTCGTTATATAATCATAGTACGTATGTTTAGACCAACTGCTATTAGTAATAGAATTTACTGTATTCTGACAGAATTCCCTATCTAGGAATTTATAAAATTTCACATAGTCGGAAATATTTTTTAACCTATTAGGAAAGTGAGTTGTCATCGATATCCTATCGTAAAGGGCGCTATACTGACTAGGCAGGTGGCACAGGCCACGAATGAGTATAAGGAAAACCATCTGCCAGTGGCAGGTCACGTAGTTGTTGTCTATACTGTGCCCAAGGCAGACTAATCGAGTCTGGAATATCTTTGCCTTGTGTCCAGTC